GGTGTCGTAGTAGATCAATATCTATCACGTGCAGAAGGTTGTCGTACAAGTGCTGTTGCTTTAGCTGAAGGACGTTTAGTCGCTAAACGTAAGTAATCTTATTTGATCAATGCTAATTCTTTGGTATGCTAAAGAGTGGTGTTTACGCACAATTAAATTTGTGTATAATCACCGCCCTTTTTAGCCAGCCAATAGGATACAGCGATGATTAAAGTTTTAAAGCGTGACGGGTCAGTTGAGCCTTTTCAAATTGAAAAAATCAACAACTGGTGGATGTGGGCAACTAAACAACACAACATTCCTGTAGGCGAAGGTATAGAGGCTGTACAACGTGCAGTTCGAGCACTTAGCCAAGAAACTACATCTGAAAAGATTCAACGATCTTTAATTACTGAACTTATCGCTCTTAAGCGTTGGAGTACAGTAATGATGGCAGGTACACTAGAAGCTTCTTTAATACATAAAAGTGTATTTGGTGCAACTCTACCGCGTGTAAAAGACCATTTTACAAATTTGTTAAAAGAAGGCTATGTTGTAGAATTTCCTCTATCTGATGAAGAATGGGAAGTACTTGAACAAACTATTGACCATAAACGTGATTTTACAATGCCTCAGTTTGCTCTCCGTTATATTATGGATAGTTATGCTTTAGGTAATGTAGTCACTGGTGAACGTGTTGAAACACCTCAGTTTACTTATCTGCGGATGGCTATTGCTGTAGGGTGTTCCTATTCGGCTCCACAACGAATTGATATTATTAAAGAAACGTATGAGCTGTTAAGTACGAAAGTAATTTCTGCTCCAACTCCTAATTTCACACATTTAGGTACCAAAAATAACGGTCTTGCTAGTTGTTGTTTATATACAGCTGGAGATGACCGTAAGAGCTTAGCTGCTGCTAATTTAGTTACCTATGTAATGACATATAGCTCAGCGGGTCTTGGTTACCATCAAAATGTACGTGCAGTAGGTGATCCAGTACGTGGAGGTAAGATTTCACACCAAGGTGAGATGTTTTATCTGAAGTCTAATGCGGCTAATGCTGCTGCGAATAGACAATCAAAACGTGGGGGTGCTATTAATGCGTTTGTCCCTGCTTACTCTAAAGAAATAGATTTCATTCTTGCTGGTCGTGAACCAACAGCTTCACCGGGTAAAGCTCTTAACGGAATTGACATTTCACTAGTTTTAACTAAAGACTTTATTCGCAGAGCAGTTAAAAGCGAACCTGCAATCACATTTAGTGAGTACAGTCATCCAGAAATGTTTAAAAGTATGTATACGGGCAACCCTGCAGACTTAGAAGCATTAATGACAGATGCTGTAAAGGATGAAGCTAACGCGTCCCGATTAATTAATCCTCGTAATACTATGGCTAACTTAGGTCGTGTTACTGTTTCTACTGGACGTAACTTTGCTTTCTTTGTAGACAACGCTAATTACCATACTCCATTTAAAGATCCTCTTACAGGATCAAATTTATGTATGGAAATCATAAATCCTGTTAAACCTTATAAGGAAATCAGTGATTTATGGCGTACTGATGATCAAGTGGAAGGGGAAGTCTCCATGTGTAATTTGGGTGCTGTTAACCATGATTTGGTTGCAGATAATCCAGAGTTACATAAACGTGCATGTTTAGCTTTACTTCGCATGATCGATTACTGTATCCACTATGGATATTATGAGTTATCGCACATCGGATACACTGCAAAACAACGCATGAACGCTGCCGTTGGAGTTATGAACACTGCAACATATATGGCTAGAAAACACTTGAGATTCGATAGTGATGAAGGTTTGAAGTCAGTAAGTCAATTTGCTGAACGTCACATGTATTTCTTGATTGAATCATCGCTCACATTGGGTAAAGAAAAAGGTAATGCACCTTGGATACACAAAACTAAATGGGCTGGTTATACCAACTCTGAAGGTGAGTATGTATCTGCGTGGATGCCAATTGATACTCAAAACAAGCGATTAGCGAAAGAACTAGGTCTCGAACCCTCGATGGATTGGGAAGATTTAAGATCTCGTGTAGCAGCCAACAAAGGCATCCGGAATAGTATCCTCGGTGCAATTATGCCGGGTGAAAGTTCCAGCAAGGCCTTAGGCGCAGCTAACTCGATCTATCCCGTTCGAGATCTAGGCTTATCTAAAACTGACAGTACTACAGCTATTGACTGGTGTGCTGTTGGAGCTGGAGAAGATGAATACGAGTACCAACTCGCATTTACAATGACTACAAAAGCTACTACTCGATACTATGCTGGATGGCAGATGTGGTTGGATGGTGGAATATCAGCGGATTATTGGTTACCGTTTGAAGCAGGTCAAAATGTTATCGAAATTGATGACATCTTACAAAAGTATGCAGAAATGTATGCCTACGGTTTGAAATCTCATTATTATACAGTACCTAAAACACAGAAAAGCAATGCAGATAAAAAAGCCGATATGGATAAACTGTTTACACAGTCAGCTAATCCTACTAATGAACCTTCGTTACTTCCTATAAACGACTTACAAGTTGAATTAAATGAAGATGATGATCGTTTCTACAGCGGAGAAGCTGGATGTGCAGGCGGTGCTTGTAGTATTTAACAACCAATGCCCATTACCTTTTTAGTTAAAGGTATTGGGCCTTTCGTTAATTTGAGAGGTTATACATGTCAAGACGTAATAGTTTTAAACGTAATCCTAATCCCAATCGTGATGATTCTTATTTTCCTTCAACTTCACAGAAAAAGGGACGTAATACTCAACAAAGTACAAGATCGCAACAACTAGAAACTGCGTATTCTCCAACTCGTAGTAATCAACCATTACGAGCTAAAACACAAGCTCAGCAAGAGTATATTAATGCAATTAAAACTCACACACTAACTTTTGGTATCGGCCCTGCTGGTACAGGTAAAAGCTATTGTGCAGGAGGTTTAGCTGCAGAAGCACTTGAAGCAGGCACTATCGAACGAATCATCCTTACGCGTCCAGCAGTGGAAGCAGGTGAAAGCTTAGGTTTTCTACCGGGTGATTTAGACGAAAAATTCTCTGTGTATATTGATGCATTCCGAGACATTCTTAATGAGCGTTTAGGTGCAGGTACAGTAGACTACTGTCTTAGACATGGTCGTATTGTAGCTGCTCCATTAGCTTTTATGCGAGGTAAAACTTTCAATGACAAGACTTTTGTGATTCTTGATGAAGCACAGAATACTAGCATTGCTCAGATGAAAATGTTTTTAACTCGTATTGGTGAAGGTTGTAAAGTAGTAATTAACGGGGATATTAATCAAAGTGATATTCGCGGTAAAAATGGTTTATCAGATGCTATTAATTTATTAGATGATTTATCAGATGTATATATTCATGAATTTGAACGTGAAGACATTGTACGTAGCGGATTAGTCCGTGACATCATTGATCGTTACGAACCAGAAGATTAAATATAAACTTGTAATATGGCCCTTACCTCTTGGTTACTGGTAGCCATCAGTAACTTACGTAGGGGTTTTCTTTTAGGAATATTGAATACATGAAATTAACTCCACAATTCTCTGATATTATCAGAGCGTTACAAGATCCAAATGCCAAGTCTATTCTTGCATTTGATAATATAACTGCTCCCGAACCAAAATCTATTATTTTGGGACCAGAATTGGGTCTATTAGACTCTACTCCTGCTATCCATAAACATATTGCAGATGAATTCAAAATATTCAAACGTAATGATTGGGTATGGTGGGAATTTGAATTTGAACGCTGTCAGCCTCAATGGTTTACAGTAGAAAAACACGAATATGAGAAGATGGTGAAAACTATCGCATGGCAATGGGAAGGTGATACAGCAGCTACTTTAGGTATGCTGAACATTATTGGTAATTTTATTACTGAACCTTGTGTCCTTGAATACGAAACTCGTATCGTTGATAACGAAATTGTTCATGCCCGTACTTACGGTGATATGGCCGCAGCTTCGTTTTCAGACCCTCAAGCTATTAAACGTGAGATCTTAACTGCAGAAGCGGTAAGAATACGTCTAGCTCCAATTACCAAAGCATTGAATATGATTGTTCAAGTTGGTTGTGAATATCGTTTAGGTATTCGTAAGAACGACTTGGATACTTATACTTATGGTTTGTTTTATGAAGTAATTATGTTGATCTTGGAAAAGATTCAATTTAATCCTTCATTTTTAATGACACACCTTTTAACTGGGGATGGAAACTTTCAACCTATTTCTAGTGCAGTTCAAAAAATTGCAGTAGATGAACTAAATTTTCATGTACCTCATCGCTTTCGTGTAATTGCTAACGAACTACAAACAGAACGTGGTCAGTTAGCGTGGAGAAGCATTAAACCTGTTGCTCAATGGATGTTTAATCTTGTATTAGACTCAGAATTGGAATGGTTAGAGAAACACATCTTTGCAGATGGTAAAGAATTACCCGGTGGTAATTTAATTGTTACTCAACTGTACACCAAACATTGTGCACATCCAGTAGCTAAGTTTCTTGATTTAGATAGTAATCATGAACTAGTTGAAAAAAATCCAGTAAGTAGTATGGATAAATGGTTAGACATCGATGGAAGACAAGTATCACCACAAGATGAGAAAGGTAATAACTACCTTTTAATGGAAGTGGTAGATCGTGGTTCTTCATCAGATCGTGTTAACAGTATGAATAATTTACTTGATTAATTAGGAGATAAACATGTCAAGAGTAGATACTAATTTAAAAAGCTATATGTCAGCTACACAACGTAGCCAATTGGGCAACCAACCCACTACACATCGTAATTGTATTGATGCGTGCGGTGTTGCTCGTCCGGGTAAAACCAAACGTGATTTGTCACGTAGTGGCGGTAAAAAGTAAATAGGATTTCTATGAGTGAAGTATTTTTCATCAGTGATTTGCATTTTCAGCATAAAAAAATTGTTGAATTTGGAAAATCTACAGGTACAGTTTATAGAAGTGGTGACACTTGGCAAGAAAACATGCACAACATTATTACTAAATGGAATAGTGTTGTCACCAAACGAGATAAAGTATTTATCTTAGGTGATGTAGCTTTTGGTCAAGAAGGTTTTGATGCCCTAGGTGAGTTAGTTGGCAATAAAACACTAGTACGCGGTAATCATGATGATAAATTCACTACAGAACAATGGTTGACACACTTTGATAGTGTAGAAGGTATTGTAAAGTATAAAGGTTTCTGGTTAACACATGCTCCACTGCATCCACTAGAGCTTCGTAACAAGAAGAATATTCATGGACATGTTCATCAATTTTCTATAAAAAATACTTACACAAATGAACTTGATCCTAATTATCTTTCAGTAACCTGCGAAGCTTTAAACGAAACCCCTATTTCTTTAACACAAATTTTGGACGGTACGTATGATGCGATTCGCAGATGTTAATGATCCTTCTAATTTTACTGAACTTCATTCACGATGTAAAATTTTTAAAGGATACTACGATTTCGGGAATATACGTCAGGTAGACCACAACAAAGAATGTTTCGTCTTTGGAGATAATTTACTTCGAAGAGGAAATGGAGGTCAAGCATGTATTCGTGCTTGTTTAGCCTCATTTGGTATTGCTACCAAACGTAGTCCGGGTATGCAACCATTAGATTTTTTTCGTGATAATTCCCCTTATCATATGAAAGTTATTGAAGCTGAAATACGTCGACTTATTACAAAAATGGAAAATAACCCAGATTTAATCGTTTATTTTCCCGAACATGGTTTAGGTACTGGTTTATCAGATATGCCTAATAAATGTCCTCAATTGTTTGAGTACATGAACTTATTAATTTTTAATGTATTTGGAGTAAAATATGACAGCAGTAGTAATTAAATTTTCTGCGGATTGGGCAGATGAATTTGACGTAGAATGTTTTGCAGTTTACGAAAAGACCACTGTTCAAGAACAATCTGATCGTATTCAAAAACGTTTAGCTTCAGGTGGTGGATACTACTTTGGTACTAATGAAGGTTTTGAAAAAGGCGATCTAAGTATCGATAATTACACCTTTACTGAAATTACTGATGAAGAATACGAAGTGTTTGCAAAAGTATTCAGTAAAAGTTATACAGGTGCAATTACGTGGGGTACTGGTACCGGTGCATTTAGTGATGCATATGACGATGCAGACGATTTTGATGAAGATGAATAATCATGATTATTGTCGGAAGTACGGCTTTAAAGCTACATAAAATACCAAGACAAGAACCAGCAGATTTTGATGTATTAGTTCCTATCGGCACTAAAGTTGAAGGTTATGATTGTATACCTATACCTCATGAATTATTACATGAAGTTACTTATTTTTATTACCATCATTATAATGTAGAGTTACAAAGAAATGAAAGTTGGAAAGTAGCTACTTTAGACTCTCTTCTTACCATCAAATGTTCACATTTTCATCTTGATACAGCTTGGGATAAAACTAAGTTAGATATTCTATGGTTAATGTCGAATGGAGCTAAAATCATTCCTGATTTATTTCAATCTCTAAAAACTTATTGGGATCAAGAAAAAGGCAGGAAGATTGAAGTATCGTTAAAAATGACTGCTGAAGAATTTTTCTCTGGTAGTGATTTCCCTTACGAACATGACCAATTACATAATTGGGCTGCAGGTAATAACTCACCAATATACACCAAATGTTTATCAGATGGTGAACAAGTTCTAATATCGAGATTTTTATTTGATTCTATGGATTTTGCTGACCAAATTCAAATGATCAAAGAAGAAATAGCGGTCATTGCTTGTGAGCGTTGGTTAGTGCATCCGACATCAAAAGTAAGATGTAAAGTTCACGCTTGGCAGTTTGCTTTAAAAAAGGTTATTACAACCTTAATGAAAGGGTATTTTAGTGCATTTGTAGTCAAAAATCTTGTACATCTTATACAAGTAGATCACAAATTGCTGAATAACATTTTAATTAATACAACGTATGGAGAAGACACAATGTCTGATTTACAACAAGAATTTATTGATTTACTTAAAAAGTATAAAGAAGAAATAGGTGAAAGTGATTACTATATAGTCCGTGAAGGATACGATAGTTTACCTGAAGGTGTTCGTCATGTTGAACATGAAGGCGGCGAGTCCGACGGTGAATACGCTCATACAGTATGGCATTATAAAGGCGAATTTTTCCGTTTAGATTATAACTACTATTCACATAGTGGTTATGAAAATATTGATCTTGATGACATTAAACAAGTTAAAAAAGTAGAACGTACAGTAGCGTTTTACGAGTAAGTATTAAGCCTGTAGGAGGGTGTATGATTACGGAAAAAAACGCAACAGCTATTAATAATAGTGGTTTGGGCGTTCAAAGATATTCTCTGGTTATGACACCAGAAGTATTTAAAGTGTTCTATTCTTCATTGTATGAAGATAAAGAACTTGCGGTATTACGTGAACTCGCTTCCAACGGAGATGATGGTCACACAGCAGCAGGAAAGAAAGACACACCTGTAGTTATTCACCTTCCCACAGAATTAGTACCTGAATTGACTATTGTCGATCAAGGTATCGGTATGTCATTGGAAGACATTAAAAACAATTATACTACTTACGGTAAGTCTACTAAACGTGACAGCAATACAGAAATTGGCGGATTTGGCTATGGAGCTAAATCACCTTTTGCAATTGCTCAATCCTTTACAGTAGAAAGTACGAAAGACGGTATTACTACCATTTTTGTTAATTTTATTGACGAAGATGGTCCAAATTATACAATTATCAGTTCTGAACAAACTGGTAATCCATCAGGAACTAAAGTAGTTGTACCGGTTGCTGATAAACAAATGCAAAGAATGTTAGCAGTAAAAGCTACTGGCAATTTGTTTTCATTGTGGTCAACTCCACCTGATATTAAAAATGTCGGTAGTGTAGTTCCTATTAAATACAAAGTACTTAGTAAAAAATCCACTCATTATGAGATTGAAGTCAGTTCTTATAACAACAATCAAAGTTTGTTTAACCAAGTAACTACAGGTCCATTTATTTATAAAATTCCTGTTAACATGTTAGAAAGATTAAACAATAATAAAGATTTTCAATTTTTATCTTCGATTTACCATACTACAGGTACACTATCTACTGACTCAACGCGTGTAGTACTACTACCTAATTTTGGTGTAGGTGAATTGGAATTATCACCAAGTCGTGAACGTATTGAAGATACAAAAGAAAATGAACAACGTATTATTGATAGAATTAAAGTAATTGCTGATTCTTATCGTTATACTGAAGAAGATGCACTTGATTCTTTAATTAAAAGTCATAAGTTAGCGTTAAAATATGGCACTAAAGTATCTGATTTAGTTGGTAGAATACAAGAAGACCACATTATTACGTTTAAAAACCAGAGTGCCCTTCTTGCTGAGATCTTACCTGCGGGCTGGGAACACTCAGCAGCCAACATAGCGGCAGTGTATGCTCAATCTACTCAAAGCGTACCTAATTTTACTAAATCTTCTGATATGCCAGATGGTCTTGTAGAAATTTTAGTACCATCTATAAACGTAGGTGTAACACGTGTTTGTTCAAAAGGTATAGATGGTAGAGAAAGGGACAATAGTGTATTTACTTTAGCTGGTATACTTTCAACTATTGCACGAGAAGTTGATACTAACTCTTACGTTTCTCGTTTAGTTATTCGCAATTTAGAAGTTATGCATCGTACAAGTCGTACTTATCGTATAGCTCAAAGTTTTACTGATCAACAAACTATTATTGTTGTTCCACATAAAATGAAACCTCGTGTATCACGTTGTTTAAACCATGCAACTACATCTTGGTCTAATCCAAGCTGTGTATTTACAGATACTCCTGATGTGGATACTGCTACTTTGACAAAAACAGCAACTGTATTAGGAATTAAATTTAATTTTGTTTACGAAGACGAAATTAAAACTGTATTGAAAACCATTCCTAAAACTGCACGTGCTGCTGTTGTACCGTCTAGTACACTTGCTGTAAAAGTTGACCGTATTATAGGTAAACGTTATGTTGCAGCTTCACGTGATTATGTACCCATACATGAAAGTGAGATTGATGCGTTATTATCCTCTAATCCAACAATTCTACTACAACTTACAAATTCTAATAAAATGGATTATGTAATTAGTAATGGAGCTGCGGCGATTTTAGAGCTTAAAAAAATTAATGTTATTTATATCACTGAAAATGAATATAAAAACCGGAAATACGTTGCTAAAATTTATGATGAAGCGGTTGTTAAATACCCAACTTCATTTGTAAAATACGAAACTGATACGTATGACGTTATGACGCACCTAACTAAATACTTGTCTGTTTTACCTGATATCAAAGATATTAATGAACAGTTAATAGCAAAATCTATACTTGATAGTGCTACGTTTAAAAAGATGTACCCAAAAGCAGTAATAGTACATAAAGAGGAATACTGTCATAATCGTAGTAATTTTACTTCGTTTCTATCAAAATCAGCAAAAGCTAATTTGCTATTACGCTGTAAATGGTGTGGCTTTATAGGTTTATCAGATGTAAATAAATTATCAGATGTCATGGATGCTAATGACTTGGTTGTGGTTAAACAAGTAATAGCAGAATATTCACAAACTAAAATACAATTTTAAGGAGCTTTTATGCTACCCCATATCAAGACCAGTAACTGCCTGATTATTACTCAAGCAGACGGTCAACCAGCTCAAGTAGCTGTGAGTCACCCCCATTTCAATGAGATTTATGCAACTGTTCTTGCAGATAGAGCATCAGAAGCTGAATTAAACCAAATGTGGGAATATATTCGTCCAATTAAACGTGTTCAACGTTTATTACCTCAAGATTCAGAAGTTCAATTAGACCTTTCTCCTGAAGGTGTATTAACTGCTGTAATCGACGGTTCAGTATACGATGTTCCAACTGATTTAGCTCAGACAATTAATGAAGTACATAAAGCTAGCGGTAACCTTCGCCCATTTGCTTTATTCCTCAAAAAACTGTCTGAAAATCCACGTAAAGAAGTAGCTTCTGAATTGTGGGGTTTTATCGCAGCTTGTGGTATGACACTCGATGAAGACGGTAATTTCTTAGCGTATAAAAATGTTAATGAAGATTTTACCTCTCCATACGATCACAAAACTAAAAATGACCCCGGTACAATTGTTCGTGAACGTCGTCAAGATGTAGAACATAATCCTAATAAAACATGTTCACGCGGTTTACACTTTGCAGCATGGGGTTATTTGAAGCATTATGCTTCTGGACGTAAAACAGTACTGTTGTCAATTTCACCTTCTGACGTAGTTAGTATTCCTACTGATTACAATAATATGAAAGGTAGAGCTTGTGAATATAAAATCTTACGTGAAGTAAATCAGCCTGAAGAATTGAAAGGCAAAGCATACCTGAGAAACTAGGACTAGACAGGACACTGCAGGTAAGGAGTCTAGTCTGAACCTCCTACCTTACCTGCTTCAAATTTATTAAGGAGCAATTTGTGACTGTACAACAACAAATGCCTCAGTATCAATGCCATAAAAAAGTATGGGCATTACAGATTACTGCAATTCACCGTAAACCAAATCCAGATGTAACTAGTAGATCTGGAGCTGCTTCTTATGGAGCTATCTTACATGTTGAAGAACCATATGCTCCTATTGAAGTATCAGCAGTTTACATGAATAGACATAATCCAGCAGTAACTGGCTATTATTTAGTTTATAAAGATGGCTATAAAAGTTATTCTCCTAAAGCACCATTTGAAGATGGATATGCACGCGTATGAAAGTAGTTGAGGTGCATTATTTAAAGGTAAAACAACATGAGAAAAATTGAAAGTTTAATGTGCAACGCTGTAACGCAACGAGTACCGTGGCAATTAAATAATACAACTGTGACTGTTACAAAAGAAAACGATCCACATCACCAATTTCACGTAGGTACTTATGTGAGCATTTACCTCCACGGCAATCGTATTGCCTACCAAGATCCACACCAACCACACGAATTGCGTATAGATCATGCCACGTTAAAAAAGTACCCAACTCGTACGACTTTATCAAGATTACGAGCGTTAGGTTTTATGCTTACTGTATCTAAAGGACATACAGATGTAGTAAAAAGCGCTGTCACTATTCAAGGAAACAAAAATGAAATTAAATCGTGATGTAGTAAAACAGCTACTTGAAAGAGGTGAACCTTTACAATTTGCTGCAAATCGTTGTGTAGGTAAAACTACAAAAGCAATTTTCTACGCTATTGCATTATCTTATGAAAATTTCGGTAAACCTGTACTTGTAGATGATCCTGATACATGTAAAATACATGATACACACTGGCTATTAAATGAAGTACAAAAAGTATTAACTAGAAATAACCTTACTGCAATTACAGCACATCGTCGTCATAACGGGCAAGTTTTAGTTACTAACACTTTTGCGGAGAATATAAATTAATTATGCAAAGCTATCTTGACTTAGGACACCGAATTATTAATGAAGGTGTCTGGATTGAAAATAAACGTACTGGTGTGCGGTGCCTAACAGTAATCAACCATACCTTGGAATACAATGTAGGTGCTGGCCAGTTTCCTCTTGGTACAACTCGTGTTGTAGGCTGGAAAGCGGCTGTTGCTGAATTATTAGCGTATATTCGTGGTTATTCTAGTGCAGCAGATTTCCGAGCTATAGGAACAAAGACATGGGATGCTAATGCCAATGATAATAAAGCTTGGCTAGCTAATCCTAACCGTAAAGGTACTGATGATCTTGGTCGTATTTATGGAGTTCAAGGACGCGATTGGCAGACCCCAGATGGTGCATCATTAGACCAACTGGCTAAGATCGTTAACAACTTATCTAAAGGTATTGATGATCGTGGAGAAATTCTATCATTTTGGAATCCCGGTGAGTTTGATCAAGGTTGCTTACGTCCTTGTATGTATGAACATCAGTTCAGTATATTGGGTGATACCTTACATCTTACTAGTACCCAACGCAGCGTTGACTATTGTTTAGGCTTACGGTTTAACCAACCTCAATGTTACGTTCTACTTGCACTAATGGCTCAGATTACTGGCTTAAAGCCCGGTATTGCCCGTCATAACATGGTTAATATTCATGTCTACGAAGATCAATTAGAGTTGTTAAAACAAGAACTGGAACGTAAACCTTTACCTGCTCCTCGTTTGTTAATTAATCCTAACATTCGTTCTCTTGAAGACTTAGAAACATGGGTAACACTTGAAGATTTTGAAGTTGTTGGTTATCAACACCATGATCCGATTAAATACCCTTTTACGGTATAAAGATGCAAATTCATTTAAAAAACAACAAGATTTATTTAATTAGGAGAATGTAGTGTTAAATATTCTACGCGCTGAGCTGGAAAAATATAACGCTTTTGCTGCTCCAGATCATGAGTTTATTGACGCGTTAACTCGCGCTATTTCATTTAGTACAGTTCCAACAAAAATGAAATTAGTATTTGCAATTGCGCATTTATCTAATTACGCGTCTCAGTTTAGACGTAATATTAAATTATGGGATGGTACTTTAGTTCCTACAAACAATATTTCGTTTGTCGTAGCTGATTCTGGAGCTAATAAAGATAGTTCTAACAGTAAAGTAAAAAAATGCTTTAAATCAGGTTATGACATGATTGAAAAGTATTTACAAAAATTTGTTAGGACTGAAGCTATTCAAAAAGCTAAAGATGCTGGAGAAGAACTTCCTGAAGAATTCTCAATATACTGTAAGTACATGCGTCCTATTCCGCCAGTATTTATGAGTATTACTACAGGTCCCGGACTAGTTCAACATATTAATGATATAGGTGCATTACCTGTATCTTCTGGTATGCAGTATTCAGGTGAAATTAGCGATGAGTTAGCTAACAATATTAATACTTTAGACAACATTAAGATATTGGCTGAAGTGTATGATTTAGGTGAAAAAGAAGTAACTTACACAAAAGGTAAGGAATTTCGATCTGCAGAGATTAAAGGTCAACCTGTATCCGCATTATTCGTAGGTTCGCCCGGTCATATTTTATATGATGAGGCAACTCGTAAAAAATTTCATATTGCATTTATGTCCAAATTGGCTAGACGTAGTTGGTTTTGCTATACACCTGAACGCATGTATGAACCTGATTTCAGTGGTTTTCCTTCGCCTATTAAAGCAATGGAAGAGTACGAAGCTAAAATTGAAGCTACAGCAAAAGAAGCAGTTATGGCTGTTCGTGATGAGGTAGAACATCTTACACGTTACAACTTGGATCGTTTAGACAGTCCAATACCTGTTGCTGAAGATGTGTTTCAATTATTTAATATTTATAAGCGATATAATCGCGAAATGGTAGACAAGGCAAGCAGTCAAGAGTCTGTCTATGCATTAGTTCGTGCTCACCTTCAATGGAAAGCACTAAAATTAGCAGGTGCATTGGCTGTGATTGAAAGTTGTGATGTAGTTACAACTGACCATTATGTAATGGCAATTCGCTATTGTGAGCTGTTCGATCAAGATATTAGCCGGTTTGAACGTGATATAAATAAAGCACCACATGAATGTTTAGCTGACTATATGCGTACATTAGTAGGTATGGATAATAAAGCATTTATTAGTATCCATGATATTAAGAAGCACGGCTTTTCAGTTAGTATATCATTACCAAAGTTACAGGAACTTGTTTCTTTAGCTGCGGGGTATGATAATTCTGGAGTTTACTCAGTAGGAGAAAGCGGAAGTGGTATCATTTATGAACCATTGTCTGTTACTGAAGTGTTAGGTATTTCCTTTAAAGAAATAGATAACACTGCCTTACACGCAGCTATTGCGGCAGGTAAAGGCCCTGATGAGATGAAAGATATCAAGAAACGCATTGCAGTTCATACCGCAGATGGTTACGAATACATTGAAACCACATTTGAAGAACTCGGTGAGTTACTAAAAGGTGATTATGCGTATACTCCATTTAATTTCAAAGACGGTGTAAGAAATCGTGATGGAATTATGGGTGGAACCAAATGGGTAGTATTTGATATCGATAAAACTACAATGTCGTATAAAGATGTGCATTTTATGCTTGAATCTTATCGTCATCATGTAGCTCTATCTAGTAATCCTAATAATGAGTATAAGTATCGTATTTTATTGGAATTGGATTCACCAGTGACTTTATCTTCGATTGCTTGGAAGTTCTTTTATACCGAACTTGCTGATGACTTAGGTTTACCTGCAGATATTTTACCTCAATCTCAAATTTACTTCTCATTTGCAAATCGTCCAATACTTTCTAATTTAGAAGGAGAAACGATTAAAGTTCGTGATTACATCATGAGAGCCAAGCAAAGAGAGGCAGATAAAGACGTAGATCGGATCAAATCCGTATCATCGTCACAAAAAAACCAATATTTGGATAATCCAACTGAAACATTCTGGTATGCATATGATTGTAAAAAAGGTAAGCGTAGCTTGTCTTTATACAAAGCAGCACGTCATGCAATGGACCTAGGAGCATCTTTGGATCGCACACTTGAACTGTTAGAAGATATTAATGAGTATGTCGTAGAACCACTTGAGGCAGAACGATTTAACTCTTTGAAAGGACAAGTAGTCAATTTGTACGGAGGTACAGAACAATGAGTTATTTTGGGTATAACCCAGGGGATGTTCCGGAAGGAGCATTCAAAATTAGTCCATCACAACTATCACGTTTTTTAGACGAGACAGGAAAATGGACGCGGGAATTTCTGTTAGGGGAAGCCGGATTTGATGGCAATACTGCGTCATATTTAGGTACTACGGTTCACGGTTTAGCGGCTATGTTTAAAGACATAGGATCTACAGACTATCAATTAGCTGAAGAGTTTATTGATTCTATTCGAACAGAAGGTGTAGACAAAGATTTTATTCGTCAACAGTATCCTGTTATGTATGAAGCACTAGAGCGTGAGTTCTTAAATAGTGCTGTAGGTACACCAGAACTTTTTCTTAAAAAAGAAATTGCACCCGGAGTTTGGTTAGGTGGAAGTCTAGACCTACTGAATCCAGAAGAAGTAACTGACTATAAAACTACAAGTGCTTTAAACGCACCTACAGATGTTAAACGTAGCTACTTTTTCCAACAGCTTTGTTACGTATGGCTAGCTCGTCAACATGGTTTCCATGTACGTCGATTTCGCCTTGTGTATGTAACTACAAATACTGTCGGACGTATCTCAGAGAAGACTGGTAAACCAATGCAAGACTATCCTACTAAGGTGTCTGAAGTGGTTTATGATGTTACTGATGACGATATGATAATGATTGAAGGGATTATTAAACTTGTAGCTGACTTTGTTGCTGCATGGAAAAAACACCCTGAACTTCGTCATGTTCTGGCACAAGATTATCGACTTAAGGTGGAAACTCCAAGAGTCTCAATATTTAAAAAACACAATGAGGTAAGTACAGATGGCAGTTAAGATTCTTATTTCTGGTTTAGCTAACGCGGGTAAAACCTCGTTAACTAAGGATCTACCAGAAACTTTAGTAATTAGTCATGACGGTAAGGCGTATCCTTACAAAACTCCACACGGAACTATAGCTACTTTTGGCAGTACAGATGAACTCATTAACTTTGTTAGTGAAAAAGTTGAAGCTTATAACAACAAATTTGGTAAATATCCTAAAAATATTGTTGTAGACTCAGCTAGTCGTGTATTCGACACTTTGTATGATTCTTGTAATACCAAGTACACAGGTTTTGCAATTTATCAACAACTTGATAAAGAAGTTAAGAAACTTGCTGACTTCTTTGAGAATGACGTTGTTGGTCAAGGTGTTAACTTAGTTATCATTAGCCATGCATTGTTTGATGCGGATACCAACCAATATAACTTAGTCGGTAAAGGCTCATTCGCTAAACTTGGTGGCTTCTTGTCAACTGTAGATGAAGCTGTTTTCATCGAAACAAAGAACGATAAGCGTATTATTCACTTCCGTTCAACCAAATTTCCAGCAAGAACTTTACAAGTAGACTTCCCAGACAGTCTGCCTGTTAAAGACTTTAGTCTTGCTGACATGATCTCGCATCTCGAAGCTGCCGCTGAAGGCGTTTCTGAGTTTGCACTGTAATTCAATTTAATTAAACAAAAAGGTAATAAACAATTATGAAACTTTCAATTTCTACAAAAAGCGACGCAATCAAAGACTCAACCGGTGGTGATTTTCTCGGTGTTAAAGAAGATATTTATCCAGTTACGATCAACTTTGTTAGTGTGTCCACCACAACCAACGGCGCAAAACAAGTTGACTTTAATGTTAACTACAAAGGTAAAGATTCCGTAATTTACGGTCCTATCGTCATTAACAAAGACGAAAAACAAAACGAAATCGGTATGCAATTGCTGAACAAACTTGGCGTTATCGCCGGTTTGGGTGAAGGCTACGATTTGAACATCGAAACTGAAACCCATACTGTTGGTAAAGAAAACAAAGAACAAGAGTTCGAGGTTATTACTGACTTCTCTGGTTTGGAAATCGAACTTCGTTTGCAACGTGAATACAGCAAAAATCCAAAAAACAATGAAATTCGTCGTGATCTTCGTATCCGTAACGTATTCCGTGCTGATGGCGCTACTGCTGCAGAAATCGCTGCTGATGGCGAAGTCGGTAAACAACGTGCCATTGAGCTGGAAAAATACTGTCAAGCTCCGTCTTATAAAGACGTAACTGAAGCTGAAGTTACCGAATGGGAAGCTAAACAACGTGCATCTCGTGGTGGTAATGCAGCACCCGCAAGTACTGTAACTGAGAAAAAAACCTCAATGTTCGGTAAAAAAGCCAGCTAAGGAGTAATGTAACGTGACATTGACAGTAGAGCAGTCTGCAATTATCACGTTCGTACAAAACGCTGTAAAGGAAGATCGGGACGAGATTATTCTTGTTCCCGCTGTTGCTGGAGCTGGTAAAACACACCTACTTCGCGAACTTGTTCAGAACGTGCCTCATACTTCAGGGGTATATTTGTCTTATAACAAATCAATTGCCACTGAAGCTGCAAAGAAATTTCCACCTAGCATTCGTTGTTTAACAGCTAATGCGTTGGCCTATCGAAGCACAGTCAAACAACTGGGTTTGCGAGTAGGTAACTTCGGATACAAAGAGATAAAAGAAAAAATAGCCTATGAGTTAAAAGCTGATGTAGTAGCTACGCTTAAGGAGTACTGTCTTTCTTCCTATCTAGATTTTGAGAAGTTTGCAGAGGATAAACAGATATCTGCTGTTATTGCTCCAATTATTAAATCTTATCTTGAAAAAATGTATTCCGGAACCATTGAGTGTTCTCATGACTTTTACATGAAAGTATTTCACATGTATTTAGCTAATGGGGATCTTAAATTTAAAAAAGAAGACTTTCTTCTAATCGACGAGTCAGGCGATTTGAACGAAGTCACATTAGAAATCTTCAAGCTTTTTCCTGCAAAGATTAAACTTGCAGTTGGTGACTCAAGTCAAAATATTTACGCTTTTAATCACACTGTTAACGCATTTGATATCTTATCTGCGGAGGGCACAACCTTCCAGTTAACTAAGTCATTTCGCGTATCAGATAAAATTGCTGGTAGAATTTCAGAATTTTGTAATAGATATCTAAATGAAGATATGAAGTTTGAAGGTATCCCAGTTACCGACGAAACAATTGAAACTAGAGCCTTTATTTCTCGAACTAATTCGGGAATGGTGGGTGCTATGATAGATTTATTAGCTCAAAATATGGGCTTTAATCTTGTACGTAATTTAAAAGATATTTTTGAATTACCCTTAATGGTATGTTATTTCTCGTACCAAGGTCGAATCGATAATCCTGTGTATAAACATATACAAGAGGATATCGATGAATGGTATGAAGATGAAGCTTTACGCCTTGAGTTTAAAAGTCCATTAGCCCTATTAGCTGAACGTTATGAATTTGATGTACCTTTGATGAATGCTATTAAATTAGTAATGAGTAAAGGTAAACAAACAATTATAGCTACGCATGATCGAGCAAAAGATGTCGTTACTAAACCTAGTAATTTAACGCTGGCTACAGCCCATTCAGTTAAAGGACTAGAGTTTGATGAAGTTATTTTATTAGATGATTTAAATAGTATAGTTGAAGCTGCAATGTTAAAACCTGATACTCCTGAAAGTATACAAGAACTTAATTTATATTATGTTGCTTGTAGTCGAGCAAGAAAATCATTAAAAAATGCTATGCACTTATAAGGAGGCTGTATGGATTTAAGTCCTACTGCAGTTACATATAAGTATACAAATAAAGCTTCTGTTGCTAATGAGTGGTTAAAAGCTTTAGAACAAGCAGATTATATTGCTTGTGACTTTGAAGCAGCTGTACGATATACGGATGAACAACGTAATATTTTAAAAGAGTATTCAGATAATGAAACTACTCCTTATTTAGAACGCCAAAAGGCATTAGCTACGTTAGCAGCTACAGCTTTGGATCATCCTGCCCATACTGTATTAACACATTGCAGCATGGCTATAAGTGATACTGAGGGCGTTGTATTCGTGCTAGATAATAGCTCAATTACACGTCGAATTTTAAGTTTTTTAACTACTACAGAAACTAAACAAATTTGGCATAATGCTACGTATGATTTTAAACATATTTATTATCATACTCATAAAATGCCTAAAAATTACGAAGATACTGCAATATTTGCCAAAACTTTATTTAATCATGTTGATAACTCTAAAGCTCGTGTAGGTTTAAAGGAAATCGCTGGATTTAAGTATGGTGCATGGGCAATAGCCCCAGAAAGCTTTGTAAATGAAGATTTGTACAATCCTACAAAGTTGTTATACGCAGCTACGGACAGTTGTGCAACTTTTTGGGCCTATGAACGAATGATAGAATCTACGTTCGAAGAAATGGAAGGTTTTAATCAACCATCTACAGCTGAGGGCTATTCCCCTTGGGATCAGCTAGCAAATGCCCCGTCTCCTAAGGGAGCGATATATCCAGAAGCATATTTCTACCATAATACCGCCAAACACCTTGTAAGAGACACTGTTCGTTTTACTATGAATGGTCTGCCTATAGACTTACAAGAAGTATCCAACCTCGAAGAGGAGATAGTAGGTATTTTAGAAGAAGTACATAAAGATTTGGAACAAAATGTTTATGTTGCGCGCTATCTGGAGTATAGGAACAAGGAGTTGTTATCCGCGTACAAGGATGTACAAAAGGGTAAATGTAAAAAGGCTGAAGACTTTCTCAAAGAATTTGATCCGTCTTCTGCGATCCACAGATCGTATTATATGGATGTATTTTCTAAACGAGTAGGATTGGAACAACCTACTGACCTGTTACCTTCAGGTATTCCAAAATGGTCTGCTAAGCTTGTTAAAACGTTATCAGTTAAATACCCAATATTAAAGACATTAGTGGATAAGACTGTGAAGTCTGATTCAGTAACTGCGTTGGAAGCTATGCAAAAGTTGGCTTTTGATAAGGCTAGAATGTATAACGATAGTTATCTAGCTTTAATTGATGCGCCCAAGTTTAAACCTGTAACGTTTAATCCGGGTAGTCCTAATCAGAAGCGTGAACTATTTGCAATGGTTGGTGTTGAAAGTGAAAGTAAATCTGATAAAACAGGTGACGATAGTTGGAATAGAGAACAAGTAGAACGAGTTAATAAAGAAACAGAAGATGACGATCTTAGAGATTTTACTCAACTGTTAATTGACTATTCGTTTGCTGCGATCATTAAAAACAACTTTATACCTGCATTCTATCGGTTCTCGTTAAACGACGTGCTATATGGGCAGTATAAGCTTCTTGGAGCAAAAAGTTTTAGATATACATCACAATCGCCCAACATGCTTAACGCACCTTCATCAAACTCTAAGTTCGCTAAGCCAGTAAAGAAATGTTTTATTGCACCTGAAGGATTCGTTATAGCCACCGCAGATTTTGCAGCATTAGAAGATCGAGTTATTGCTAACTTATCTGAAGATGAAAATAAGCTAAACGTATTTCTTAAAGGTGTTGATGGACATAGTCAAGCTGCATATTTCTATTGGCCTGATGAAGCTACGCTTTATTTAGGTAATTTTGAAAATATCACACAAGCCGCTTTAAAATTTAAAGAGCTTGTAGATGCTGGACATATTGAACTCAAAGAACTTAGAAACAGAGGTAAACGGATTTCGTTTGGACTTTCTTATGGTTGTGGTGCTAAAAAAGTATCTGCAGCCGCAAAAATTCCTATAGACGAAGCTGAAAAGATCTTTAATGCATATCACAATGAATTGTATCCGGGAGTTACTCGGTATAGAGAAGAGTATGTATTAAAGTACGCTTTTGATCAAGGTTATATACATATGGGCCTTGGTGCTCGTATTTACACAGATAACCCAAGACAGGACATACGTACTTTAAATAATGCGACATGCCAGTTCTGGTCGATTTTAACAGCTCTAACTATTAACAAGATGCACCAGTTAATTGATAAAGCCGGATATACAGATGATATATTTGTTACTTCCACTATTTATGACTCTATTTATACGATTGTACGTGACGATCCTAAGATTATCAAATGGCTTAATGACAACATGCTGCCCATTATGGAACAAAATTTTATGGAAAATCAGATACTTAAAAATGAAACTCAACTAGAAATTGGAAGGAACTGGAGTAAATTATATCCATTACCTGTAAATGGAAGTTTAGAGCAAATTCAAGAAGTTCGTGCTAAGTTTACCTAGTAAAGTAAATAGAGTATACTTATAGTTTATTTTATAAGGTATACGTATGAAAGAGAAATTGACAACTCAAGTGTTTATACAAAAATCTGTAGAGGCCCACGGAAATCTTTATGATTACTCGAAAGCTGTATACAAAAACCAGTCCACTAAAGTTGAAATAGGGTGTAAAATACACGGAACTTTTTATCAATACCCTCAAAATCATTATAGTAAACCTACAAAATGTCCAAAATGTTCAACACAGAAAACTTGTGATGGTCAAAGAAAAACGCTTAGTACTTTTATACGAGAATCCCAATTAGTACATGATAATTTTTATACATACGATAAAGCTATTTATACTACGGCTCGAAAACTGTTAACTATTACTTGTCCAGACCATGGGGACTTTCAACAACTACCGACGAACCACCTTAAAGGTGTAGGTTGTCCTAGTTGTCATGGTGGTCCGTACTGCGGCAATAAACCAACTACTTTATATTATTTATCCATAAACAATGGTGAAGCGTATAAAATAGGGCTTACTTGTAAAGGTGTTCGCGCTAGATTTGGTCCACATGATATCAATAAGTTAGAAGTGTTGAACACGTGGGAATTTCCTACAGGTTTAGAAGCGTATAAGGTTGAACAGGATATTCTAAAAAAGTTTTCTATGTTTAAGTATACTGGACCAATGCTTTTACTTTCCGGTAATACTGAATTGTTCGTAACGGATATTTTTAAGATAATGAATATACCTATAAATAGTACGCTCAACGTCTTAATCAATACAATGGTAAATATATAATGTCACTTATTCAAAAGGGTAATGCAAAACTCATCGCATCAGATATGATGATGTTCAATCTGCCTGCAACCAAACAAGTCTGCGGACGTATTTGTGAAGGTTGTTACGCAGTTAAAGAACAAAAGATATATCCCGGTGCACTAATTGCAAGGGAACAACGTTTTGAAGCTTCACTGTCTCCTACCTTTGTGGACACTGTTCACAGAGAGTTAAGTCAGAAACGTAAACGCCCTAAGTACTTTCGAGTACACGCAAGCGGTGAATTTTATTCGCAAGATTATATAAATTCATGGGTTAACATTGCTCAATTGAATAGTGATATTATTTTTTATGCTTATACGAAACGGATGAAAACTTATGATTTCAGTCAACTTGATGCGCTAGAAAACTTTATCATTATTGATAGTTTGCACTTTAAAGGTCTTAACTACGGTACTAAAGATTCCGCTCCAAAAGATGCGTTTATATGTCCTGATCAAAAAGGAGCTGATGTATCTTGCGGTGTCGACTGTACTTGGTGTATGACTAAAGGGTGTGCAGACAAAAAAGGAGTGTGGTTTGTCAAACACTAAAATTTACACTCTTCCAATTTATTGGAGTCAAAGTAAAAAGAAGACAGTATTGGTAGGCATGAATGTCTATCGAAACTGGCATTACTTGGTTTCTGCTAAGTTTAAACGTGAGTTTACTGAACTTGTAGAACCACAAACTATTGGACAATCTAAAATAACACAACCTTATCAATTACATATTAAATTGTATTATAAAAACTCTAACTGTGATGGCTCTAATATTATTGCTCTCATAGAAAAGGTTTTTTTAGACGCTTTAATATCTGCGGGTGTGTTAATTGGTGATACCGTTCAATGGCATAAAAGTACATCGTGGGAAGTTATCGCACAAGATAAAATTAACCCAAGATGTGAAATTACAATTAAGGAGATAAATAGTGTCCCAAACTAACAGCGAAGCAAATGATTTTGCTTCAACATTTCGAGAAAATGCTAATACAACGCAGATAGTCTATCAAACGCTTATTCAAGCTGCTTCTCGTCGCCAAACTGAAAATAACCGTGGTGTGTCTCCAACTGACGCAGAATTGTTCCACAGCTATAGTAAATTGGCTGTTGGTATTACCAGTCCAATTGAAGCAGAACGCTGCGCTGCGTGGAGCAATTTAGTGCTCTTAGCTAGTGACGCTTTAGAACTGTTTACACCCACACCAGCACCTGAAGTAAGCAGTAACAAAGCAGCTAATCAACCACCCCTTAAACAGGACTAATATCTATGAAAGTAGGCATTGATGAAATTATTTATCAAGTTGTTGACGAATTAAAAACTCCTCGTGATCCTTTTAAAGATTACGCTCCAGTGATTAAAACGGAAAACGGCTATTCTATCTATATCACTGACGATATCGTAGAACCCAGCGAGTATAATCGTGTTGTACACACTCTTCGTAACGCTACTGAAGATGATGCCATCACTGTATATGTTACATCAAATGGCGGTTGTTTAGACACAGCTGATTATTTAGGCGAAAGTATCCGACAATCGAAAGCAACTATTACCGGTAAAGCCGCAGGTACTGTAGCTTCCGCTGGTACATTGATTTTGTTGTCATGTGATATCTTTGATATTACGAATACTTCTTCTTGGTTATTCCATGAAGGTACAACTTATTCGGGTCCCGCTAAATCATCAGATGCAAGCGATTTCCAAGCATTTTATCGTCCTCAACTTGCTAATATTCTAAAGGCTTACTACGGTGAGTTATTATCTGCGAAGGAATACAAAAGTATTCTGACAGGTAAAGAATTCTGGTTAGGCGGTGAAGATGTAAAAGCACGCTTGAAAAAAATTGGTAAAATTGTTATTTAAGGAGCTTAAAATGGAAAACCCTATTAAACAGATCCATACTTTTAATGAAAAAGCTGGTCTTTTAGGGAAACCTTATAACCCTCGTCTTGAAGCTGCCTTCTTAATTGAAGAAGCTTTAGAAGGTTTTAATCTTGATCAAATTGGTATTTCTTTGTTTGGCGCTGATACAGGTACTGGATTAAGTGCTAAAGAAATTGCACGTAATATCCTAAAAGCTGATACATCAACTGTAAGTATACCTGCAGTGGATGCTTTGGATAAGGCCTGTGATGCAATTGTATATGCAGTGGGCAGTATTGCAAAGTTAGGCCTTGATGTTCAAGGAATTACTAAAGCTTTGAATATTGTTATGACTGCAAATCAAGCAAAACTTAAAAGCGCTACTTTTGATGCTCAAGGTAAATTGCTTAAGAATACTGATTTTGTAGGTCCAGAAGAGAAATTAGCTGCTTTGTTGGCTGAAAGGGGGCTGTAATGGAATTTATCATTATAGGTCTTGTGTCTGCGTTTAATTTACTAGTTATTAAATTTAAATTTGATCGTAAACGATACGAAGACGCTATTCTGGACTTGACATTAATGATCGTATTAGCTGTTCTTTTTCAAGGAACTTATGCTGGTATGGTCGTTGCTATGGTCGGATCTTTAGTAATTAGTATTTTTTTATTCCTGTCACCTCCAACGATTACTAACAAGTTTAAAGGTTTTTTTAAAGAACAAATAGACGATCTTAATAGTCAGTTTGAAATAAAAGGAAAAAAGAAACTTAAAACCTTAGAGAATTTTAATCTATGATTGCGAAGTTTTTCCAATCTGTAGGTATAGTAATTGGAATTTTGGTATTTGTTTTATTCTCTATAATACTAATATACCTCAGTTACTTATTTGCAATTGCTTGCGTAATAGGACTCTTGATATTCACAGTATTTAAAGTCCTATTAGCAAAAGCAAAGTTTAAAACAGTCCCATCCGAAATTCGTCCTTCACAATAGGTGGTACAAATATATTGTGAAGATGATAAAGTGGGCTGTATACAGGTATCATATTGGAAAAGCTAAATTCTCCATGCGGATCAAATCCACGTGCTATTAATGCTTGATCTTGTATGATATCGCCTGCATGAAACGCACCTGCTGTTAACAGTGTTAAAGCTGTTTTCAGTGGGTGATTAAATAACGTACTTGACGCTACTGGTTGAATACGCTTTAAATATTTTGTAAACATCAAAACACCCATACTGTTAAGGTATTCTTCAAATTTACCGTTAGGTAATGTGTAGTTAATATAACTATCTAATAAAGTTTGTAATCTTAAGGTTTTAGCCTTAGTTAGAAACTCTACTGCTTCATTTCCTGTTAATTTTTTAGTGTCTGCATAATCAGGATTGTACTCTCTCTTCTCGGTTAGCCACCAACGAGGTAACTTAACCTCTCCCTTCACGGCTTGTAATTCTCTTCTTGATTCTCTTTTATTATCCACCAAACGCGTAATCATATCGGTACGTTGTAATGCTTCTTGTGAAAACTTATACCAAGCAGTATTTTGTGTCAAATAAGCAATTTCAATGGCACCACGTACTAATGGTGGAGCTTTATCTAATTTACTGTTGATATGTTTAGTTAAACGGTTTGCTTCATCCAATGCTGAGTTGTCAATATCTTCAATATGCGATTGATATAGACCTGCATCAAACAACTCTTTTGCTGGATTCAAAGCTAAAGCAGCTTCTAAACGAGCTAGTTCTACACGTTTTTCGGTGATTTTATTTTTAAGTGGTGCATTATCGCGTACACGTTTTAATGCTTCTTGATCACGTCCAATTTCTAAACGTAGTGTATTTGCTTTACGGTTATAAGTAAGATATTCATTTACTTCACGAGCACTGTCACGATAATCTTTAGCTAACTCTACAATGTTCAAATTACCGGTGTTTAACTGATAACGAACGTTACTAATTAAGTTAGATACTAAGATTAAAGGCATTTTTAATAAAATCGCACCTTTCGATAGTTTAACTAATTCTTGCCATACACCTTCTACAATATCAATGATATTTTTAATCATTGGAGGTAAAAGTTTAATTCCGGGAGCATTTGACAGTTTAAAATTCTGCTCACCAAAGTACACACGTAACAGATCACTACGGACAGCCATAGTTTTATCTGCGCGGGACTTAATAAACTTTTGATACGTCTCAGGTAACATAGCATACAGTTCACGTAGATTCGGATCTGTTGCATCTGGACCAATTAAACTGTATTCAGTATAACGATCTTTACCGATGGTACCGCCTGCCCAGTTTTTCTTCATATCTTCTTTAATTTCTTGTAATGCATCACTATTCAGTTGATCACGACCAATTTGGTGAGTGATGTTACCCATAGATCGAGCTAATACCTGCGTTACTCTCAAATCCTGCCCAAGAAGTTCTTCCTTTTGATCCTTTGACATCATGTAACGGAAATCTGTTACTCGACCATTAGAATCAATTACAGGAGCCATTCCATAGTCAACATTAGTTATATCAAAGCGTCCATTACGCATTGCTTGATGAAGCTCAAGGGCTTTAGTACTGATCTTAGCGAAGTCTCTCGCATGAGTAATATCCGATAATCTTGGATCATCTATTCGCTTAATAGCTTTAAGAGTTGTACCCTTCGCATTCAATTTACCTAATCCCACAGTTCCTCGAACACGACCAGCTTTACCCCACGTACCTGTAGTAAACAAAGCCATTTGATCATTTTGTAGTACATCACCATTTTTAGGTTCGAGCTTGTAGCGCATTACATAACCCATTTGCTCTAACGTATGTCTCTTACTAATAGGAGCAATCGTCAAGTCAATAGAGTCATCTAATAATTCCATTGTATGTCCTGCCATAGCATGAGCTGGAGTATCTTTGAATAAATACTCATTAGAACTTGTTCTATACGCTTCATACGCATCTGTCAGTGCATCAATACCTTTCTTTTGTGTAGCCATTAATTCAGCTACAAGATTTCTGTCTTTAGCCGATACATACTCCACAGCAGTTATAGATGCTAATTCATCAACTAAAGTACTTAGTTCACTATTTGAATCATATTCAATAGGCGTGCCATATCCTTTCGCTATATTATCTGCATTAAAGTTCTGTGCGATATGAGCTTTACCTGTAGCCATAAAATAACCAAGACTAACCGACTGAGCAATAGTCCACAGTGCCCGTTCTTTATCGGCCCCTATAAGGTTATTAATCTTATACTTGATCTTTGTGGCTTGCTCCTTTCTATAATCCTTATCCGTTAGGAGTTTTCTTGTCTGGGTATCCGGACGTTTACTTCTTCCAATTCTTGCATATCTCAGAGTTGCCAAATTTGTGTTTAACAATACACGAGTAAGCGCACTTTCTTCATCAACACTCAGTTGTCTTGTAAAAGCTTTTTTAAGTGCATCACTAGTAGCATTGATAACACTGTTACGAGTGGCATCAATCTTGCTTGATAAAAGGTTTAATTTTTCAGCTGAACGGAAGCCTTCGTCTCTTTCAAAGAACGTACTAACTAATTCACGTAGAGTACCATTAGGTTTTAATCCCCATGCACTAGCCCAAAGTCCAATAAATCCACGATATACGGGATTTGTAAACGCTTTAACTCCGACTTGTACTAAGAATTTTGATTTTGTAAAAAGGTCTGCATCTGGAGCTGGTCTAGTTATTCGCGCATCAGTATTCTTTACTTTTGTTTTAATGTCTTCAATCTTACCAGCAAGGTATTCATCAGCATTATCAATAGCTTCCATCATCTGGCCTAGTGGATTCATAGATTTCAATGCATCTTTGTGCTTATTATTAACTTCACCTAATTTAGATGCTAAGTCATTAATTTTGTCATATACGGTCAGATCATTATCTCTAAAATGAAATCTACCGGTTAGCACGTTCAACGCTTTACCAAAAAAGTCCATTACTCGACCAAATACCGTATCAGCTACTACTTTGTTTTCTGACAGTTTGATGGTCTTCATGTGAGCCATTACCTGCGGGTTAGTCAGAGTGTATGCAATGAATTCATCGACATTTGACTTACCTGTAAAGATGTAATTATGTATAGTTTTAGCTTGTTCAATTTGTGTAACTGTAGCAGAACTTTCTGGTACTACTAAGAAATTTTGCCATGTTGTTTTCGCTTTAGCAGCTTCCATAGCATAGTTTAATTGTAAACGTAATGGACCAATGTCTACGTCTTTTTGACGTAAAGCCCATGCTGTCATAGTGTGTACAACTTCGTGTATATAGACTTCTGCTTCACTCTGAGTAGTTACAACACTAGGATCATTAACTGCGTCAATATGAATTGAATTGTTTGTCCAGTCGACTTGACCAAAAGTGTCCAATGTGCCCTTTTTAAGAAATAATTCCATTTGGTTAAAAAATCTTGGGTGCATAGATTCTAATAGTTGGTTGTAGTAGGCTAATAGTTCTGTAGAAGCTTTTGAATTACCTAATACATGCAATTTACCTAACATTTCTTTCATGGAATCAATATTGCCATGTACGTAGTTAGTAATTTTTTCGTAACCTTGCAAAGATGAAGCATTACGGTTCTGTCTACTATTTAGTACAGTATCGACCTGAGCCATCTTTTTAAGCGTATTACGTAAATCTTTGTCACCTTGAGAGTCTAATTCAACTTTAGTCAACTTATCACTGCGCATTTTTCTAATAGTAGCTGATAAAGCACGTTGAATCATACTACCAACACCTTCAATAGTACCTTCTACACGTCCAATAGACTCAACAGATGTATCGCTATTCATACGGAATAGGTATTCTTTTGTAGAGGCTACATTGTCAGCTGGTGCTAAACGTAAAACAAACTCAACACCCCCAAGGGCATCAGTATTTTTAACAGTATAAGAAGACAATAGATAATGTTTTGCATTACCCACATACACTTCTTCACCTAATTCACGACGTAAAGCCTGATGAAATGGTTTATCCAAATCAGCATCACGAGCTTCTAGTTCTGCTAATACATCATCTGGATTGCGAACTTGCGTTGCTAACCGTTTAAAAAATGCTGTAGTGAGATCAAATGACTCACCAGTAGAAGACATAGCTCCTTTTTCGAGAACACCTTCCTTGGTAGCAGCCAAAAGGGTTTGTTTCATATCACTAATTGTATTAATGTCACATTGCATTATTTGCACCTTTTGGTATGGTCTTTGAATTTATTAACAGTATCTTTAAATGATTTCTTATTAGACACAGTATCGAATTCGGTAATGATACCATCCCAATCAGCGTTGATCAATGTTGAATCGTTATCTGCGTCTACTTTAGAGACTTGATAAACTTTTACACCATCTACTTCAATATCGCTTACATCGTAGTCACCTGTTTCCATAACACGATTAAATACATAACTTTCACCATTAACTGAATCGTCTCCTAAATCACGAGTTTCCACAGCTTGTTTAGAGAAAATTAAATATTCTCCATACTTAAGTGAACTAACAGCATCATTAACAGCTATAGACCATTGAGCTTCCACTTCAGCTGTTTGGTCTGCAGATAAAGTCTCATCTTTGTTAGGTACAACGATACTAACAGGTACAGAAGTTTCAACTTCTTCAGCCTGTACTTCTGCTGGAACACTTACTTTAACTTTCTCATACAAACCATGTAAGTTATCTAAGTAGCTCAAATCTACGTTATCTTGTCCAACTGTGAACACACCGCCGCCAGTAGTAACCAATACACCTACTTTAGTGCCGGGTGCGAACATAGTAGCGCGTTGAGCCTCAACTTGTTCATTCCATAAGTTAACTTTCTGTTGTACATGAGCAAATGTATTTTTGAATGAAAACACGTTTTTAGCTTCATTTAGTTCTACTTTTGCTTGTGCTATTAACGCTTGATCGGGATTATTAGCATTTTCTAACTGTTTAAGTCTACGAGTTGCACTTAACACATCAGCATCTGCTTGAACTTGTGCTTTATTATTGATAAAAGATAATGATGTAACTGCTTTAACGTCATCTGCATTTAACTTCAACTCACTGTCTTTATCAGTAAGAATACGATTTACACGTTCAACTAATTTCTTCATTTCACCAATAACAGAATAGTTCTGGTTCAATTCAACAGTATTTTTATTGTAAATATGACCAATAATATCTGAAAATGGTAATGGAGGAATGATCGCATCATGTACAGGTAGAATACCAGCACCTTTCTGAGCACCATTAATCTTACTCATGTAAGCAGATACAAATTCATTCGTTGTACGTGACATTTGAGCACCATCCAAGGCATGGAATGGCAATACTGCACCTGCGTTAGCTGCTGCCACTAAAGAACGTATAAGTGGATTCATCCTACGACTTTTTCTTGGATTGCCTGCATTCTGAGCGTAACGAAGTAAAGGTGATGTAGTAGTCGCTAGAGTACCTTTGGGGGTGCGAGTCTCAGTAGTATATACATAAACACCATCTTCTAATGCACTACTCAGGGGATCAGCAATCACAGGGAATGCTTCACGCAATTCACCGATCATAGACAACATTTGTTGTTCACTAATTGGTGCACTATTAGTAGCAATACGATAAGCATCTACTTTTTGTTGTAACAGTTTACCGAACACAGCAAATGACAGTTTAAATGCGTCGTTAGTCACATTTTGAATTTCAATAAATTCAGCAAAGTTTTTAGTAAAGCTTTCTTTAACACTATTACCATAAGTAGGACTAATAATTTCTTTAACCAAATATTGATCAATTGGTAGAATTACTTGTTTACGCATACCTTGGTCATTATAAACAACAGTTTTTACCTTTAAGTTATATAAAGGCTCATTACGAATACGTTTTTGAAGCACATCTAAAGTAATGCCAGACTTTTTATCATTAACATAAACCAACGCAGCTAATGCTTCCATAGCTTGTTTCATTTCAGGAGTAAGAACTTTTAAGTCAGCTGTTGCAATTTGGTTCATCATTTCTGCAACCATTTCATCACCTAAGTTAGCAGTAATACGACCAATACCAGCAGAATAGTTAAAAATCATAAATCCGGGTTTAAACAGCTTACGTAAAGCTGAGCTAATAGTTATTTGACTAGATTCTACAGCGCGTTGATCAGCACCGGGCAGTAAGGCTGATAAGTCATCAAACAGTTTCGCTGAATTAGTAGATAAAGATGATACTTGACGATTTAAGTCAAGAATAGTGTCACGTGCTAAGTTCTTATAGCTATCTAATAAACTTTTGTCACTTAACATGTCGTTAATACCAACACCAGCATCTTGGAATAAGTCAGCAACTCCATTGTCAGGACCGATAATACCTACACGACGCATATGCTCAGAACGAGTGGAGATTTGCACACCTTTTGGATTTGTAGTAGATACAGTACCAAATTGTTGAACTTTGTTACTAAAACCGCTAGTTAAAGCATCGTATTCAGCAGATAAGGCATCGCTAAAAGTATCACCTTCAGCAGTTTTATACTTACGAAGAAACTCTAAACCTTGCAATGCATGGGATAAGTGAGTCGGTTCTATAGTATCTGCACCTTTGTCAGTAACTAAAACAAATGAACCTGTATTTAATAATGTCTTACGAGCTGATTCAATATCTGCAGGCGACATAGACAGTAATTCATTGCCAAAGCGAATAATGTCACTTGTGGCTTCTTTATCAATATCGAATCCCATAGATTGTGCTAAGGCAGCACGAACATACAAGCTAGAATTAATAGATTTAGCTACACCATTTTCTTCATAATTATAAGTAAAGGTGTTATTCACACGATTAAATTTATACTCTACCTTATGCGCTTTAGGATATATGAAGAAACGATGCAGTTTATCAGCTTGACCGTTTAACGTATTGGAATTCATCATATAACGATGGTTACTGGTGTAGTAGAACGGAAAGTACATCTCATTTGGCAATCCATTTTGGATCGCTTCATAGTACTGACGGACGTTAGCAATAGAGTTTTCAACATCGCGGTTGATCGCTTCTTGAATCTCTTTAGTAACAAAAGGCAATTTTACGTATTCTGGATTGTTTTCAGAGGCTTCAATATAACCTAAAGATTTCAAAACTGCCGCTTGAGTAGTAGTATCCTCCAACTCAGATAAAAACTTGCCTACGTTCTCTAAATCCATTTCGTATGGAGTATTCATAAAGTGACGTAAAGTCTCTTTTGCTTCTGCAGGTATATTACCACCCACAGCGTCATTACGAATAGACGACAAGATATCCTCTTGTTCAGCCTGAGGAATTGGACTACCAAAACGTGGTTCTTTACGGTTACCTGTAGCATCAGGAATGAATCGACTAATCAAGTCATAGTCACTAGATAAAGCAGTAGTAGCCTTATTAAAAGAAGTACTCATTGCTCCATTTGCGTTAGCTTTTTTAGATGGTATATGAACAAACAAAGTAGTTGCATCGGTACCAAGAGTATCGGCGTCCCGGAAAACTTCAGATAGAGTATCTGATTTTTCTTCAGTAGTTTTTAGAATACCTTGTTTCTCAGCACCAGCGATCACATAGTTACCTAGATCGCTAACCATACGCTCATATTGACCACGGTTCACGTTATCAGCTTTTAACTTAGTGATACCTAAAGCTTTAAGAGTAGATGTACCTAAGTTATGTGCAACAGACTTAGCCAAAGTACCGTGTTCTTCTGCCATTTGACGCATTTCAGAAGTAACTTCAGTTTCAGTAACACGGAACATGTTTGCTAAAGTAGTAACATCTTTCTTACCTAAAGTAAGTTTAAAACTATCAGTTTTAATCAAGTCACCAAGAGCAATTGCCATAGCAGCAGAGGTATTACTATTAATGTTACCGTCTTTATCAAAAATTAAAGAACGAGCAGGCGAATCAATCATTTGGCGTACGTAGTCTTCAGTTTCTTTCGGACGTTTACCAGCCTTAATACCTACTTCACTTTTGTCCAAAGGAGACATAACTTCTTTTAAAGCTGCTTCCATATTGTCAGCAACTTTCTTAAATACAGGAGGTAATTTATCTACACTCAAAGTATTAAGTGGTGTAATACCAGTTACAGATAAGTAATCAGTAGGATTATGAGTAATCTCATTGATATTAAGAACTTTAAATAAAAATACATTTTTAGCGATATTTAATTGTCTTTTTATTTCGGTTATCAATTCTTCATCAGGATTCGTAGAATTTTGTAACTCTTCAAGTTCACGAGTAAGACGTAATGCATCAGCATCTGCTTTATTATTAATATAAGTACGTTTAACTTCACGAACTTCTTCTTTCCCAACTGGGTAGTTAGCTGGATTAAATTTTGGGTGTTCAGTCACAGTAGTTACAGAACCGTTAGGATTGATAACTTGGTACTCAACTGCATAACTTTTAATTGTATTAGTAGAACCCGCAGAATCGCCAAGAATACTATCTCCTACTTCACGTAATACGATAGTATTATCGTCTTTACGTTTAGTAGCGACGTGTTTACCGTTAACTTCTAAAGCAGTATTTAAAGCGTCAATTAACTCTTTACCTTGTAAACGTAAAGCACTAGCTTTTTTCCAAGCTGTCATTAACACTTTAGCGTCAGATTGAACTTTAACGCCTTGGGTAATCTCTGCTTGAACTAAAGCTTGTAAACCTTTATCCGCTTGAACTAAAGGACTATCAACAGGAACATTAGTTTGTTCTACAGATGCACGGAATGCACGTACAGCTTTAGCAACACTGTTTTTCATATAAGATTGAACATTGGTAGCTAACTTAGCTTCTACAGCCTCATCAGTCACATCTTCTCCTGACTCTACTAGTTGACGACGAGCAGTAGGCAGAAAATCATCACGAACAGATTTTATAGCTGCATCTATATCAGATTCTATCGCCTCTGGAGCACGTTCAGACACGCCTGCAGCTTTCTCTAAAGCTAAGTCAGCAAGACGTTTCTGTCTAGCTTCTTTAGCGTCTGCCATAGCCTTAGTGGTAGAAGCTTGTTCTTTAGCAGTTGCTAAACGACGAGCACTCTCTTCAGTATCGGGTACAAAAATACTCGCTTCAACAGTATTTTTACCGTTAACTACACCTAAAGGTAAATAACCGTTATCTTTTAAATAGCGTGCTACTAATGCGCCTTCTGTTGTACCAGCTTGATAATCACTATCTAATACAATAGTTGCACCAGCTTCGATAGCAGCGGCAATGTTTTTACCTGCGGGTGAAGACTCTTTGTATAATTCTGATTTCGCAGCAGAGTTCTTAGCAGATATTTTACCTGCGGCGTGTACGTATACAACGTCTGTGGACGCATAAGAATCGCCTTTACTTGCTACGTTAGTACGTAAACTGTTCATGGCAGTAGCTCGACTACGTGGATTCCAACGTGGATCAGGCTTACCGCCTACGATAATACGATTAATCTTTTTACCCGCTTTAGGGATAGTAGCTAATACTTTTTCTACAGATTTAACATATTTAATTTCTTCAGAAGAACCTTTAACTTCTGTAGGTATACGATAGCTACCGGCATCAAGAGTAGAAGCTGAGTCTAAAACATCAGCAGCCTCATTGTGAAATTTTTCTAATAAGGTACGAAGATTAGAGGCAGTACGTTGCTTATCTGCAATACGTTGTAATGCAATACGTGTGTCAGCTACATATTTAGTACCATTGTGACGTAGTTGTATATCAAATGGTTTACCGCCAAATTTAATATAGTCTGTTAAGACTGTAATAGGTTTAGTAGAATTTAAAGTAGATCTACTAGATGAGTCAGCCATTTCTTCAGCTTTACGAACACCATCTTCTAATTCTTGAATAGATCCTAATGTCTTACTCAACCATTGTGAAGCTTCATCATAAGCAGCTTGTACACGCTTAGAATTAGGTTTTTCAGCATTTAACAAAGTATCTAAATTACGTTCACGACCCATGACACCACGTTCTTCAACTGTAGCTTCACTTTCAACAGAAGAATGTGACTTAATAATACGGTCAATACGGTCAGCATCTAAGCCATTTGCAGTACCAAAGTTATTAAGTTTAGTAATTTCGTCTGGTGTAATATCTGCAGCACGACGCTCTGCGACAATATTAATAGCGCTTTCTGCAAGAGCGCGTTGTTCTTTTTCAGTTAGAGGACGACTATTTAAGGTACTTGCTGTGGCACGATTGTCACGAGCAGCTTTCCAAGCAGTAAATTCTTTTTTGCCTTCTTCATCAGCTTGTGAAGGAATACCTAATGTTGCACGTACACTTACAATAAAGTCAGCACGATCTTCCAAAGGAATAGAAGCCATAGCGTTTTCTAAAGTCATTTGTACTTGCTTAGCTGTCTTACCTTTAGCAAATTCTTCTTCAATAGAACCAGTAAGGTCTAAAAGATCTGCTTGGTCTCTAGCGGCTTGTGCATTCACGTTAGTAAAAGACTGAGCATTAGCACCTACTTGTTGACGTGGTAATTCTGAACTACCTTCTACGGAATCATGAGACAGTGTAAAATTACCATCAGGACTAGAAGTCACTAAAGTGGCAATATGAGATTTAATTTGTTCAAGAACTTCATCAGCTGTAGCTAATTCAGTTTCATCCGCTTTACCTTCTACAGCATAACGAGTACGGTCAAGTTCTGCCAAATCCGACAAAGCGCCAGTTAAGCTGCTAGGATTAATTTTATCAGCTACATAGTTCTTAGTTAAACGATTTAACGTAGTGCTATAAGACTTACGGTCTGTATCTTGATCCGCAATTTCTTCTTCAGAAAGTTGAGGTGCTGTTGGTTGAGCAGGAGCTGCACTAGCTTTATTAGTGACTGCTTGTTTAGCTGCTTGAACACCTGATTGCAGAGCAGACGTAAGTGAGCCAACGCCTTGGTTAGCTACGTGCATCTCAGCACCCATAGTAGAACCAATAGCCGCACTGGCTAAGGATTCAATTTGGTTTGCACGATCTCCAAATAATTGACCGAACTCATCTCCATATTTTTCAGTAGCATATTGCTGACTGAATAAGTCACCCATAGTTTGCACATACTCAGTTACGCCTTCTAACGAAGATGAAGCGCCAAGTTTAGCAGTACCAGACAACACTTTAGCTACAGCGTCAGCAGTTTTTGAATAAACATCTGCAGGCATTTGACTAACTACTGCTTTCATAGCTTTAGTAGATTCAGGTGAGAACATGCCAATACTGCGGATACCGGGAATATCACGTAATGCAACTGCGCCAGCAAAGCGATCAATACCAGTGATAGCTGCTTGGAATGCGCCAATACGTAACACGTCAAACACCGTAGCTTCCCCATTATTATTTTCTAAGAATTGATCTACGGCATTGTTAGTAGTACCGGCTACTGTAGCTGCATAACCAGCATTAGACGCAGTTAAATGAGCAACATTATTCCATAAAGATTCAGTAGACTTAATATTGCTAACAGCAGCTTTTGCTTCAGTAGCAGTATATCTACCACCACGGTAAGCTTTTTCAACATTACTAATAGCTTTACCGATTTTAGTAAATTTACCTAAACCAGCAAAAGTACCAATCAATACACCGACAGAATCACCAATAATCTCAGGATTGGTAATAGCATCGCCTGTAATAGCCAATAGATCATTCATATCTAATTCTTTAGCGTCGTACATACGACCAACACGATCTGATACACGTTGCATAGCTTCTTGTGAATAACTTTCATCATAACCAAATAAATTATTTGCAGTTTCACGACGAGAATCAGCAGTGCCTAGTTCTTTACCAAATAGAGAAGCGGCAGCTGCAGCTGAATCCAAAATAAGACTGCGTGTTAAGCCAGCACCAACAGCGGCTCCTGTATTAGCGCTCCGGTTAATAAAACCACCGGGACTTTCATGCGTAGTAACAGAACCTTCTGCTTGTTGGCGATAGCTATCAGCAATACTTTGTGTACCTACTTTAGCTTCTTCTGGTTTAGCGTAACTATTTTGTTTAGTTAGTTGGGCTTGTTGACGGTAACTGTCTGCAATAGCTTCACGACCAGTACCAATATTAGAAGCAGCACCAAATGCAAAACGATCATTAACTGTATTATATAAAGTATCGCCATCGAAATTTTCTGGAGCTGTCGTAGGAACATTGCGATATACCTCTGTAGCACCAGAACCAATACGATCACGGCCAGCAAAGTAAGCACTGCGATCACCGTTTACTGGATCACGTATAATACGATTTTCCATGGCTTTAGAACTACCGTGCTGAAGTGCTTCGTACGTGCGAGCAACATCAGCAGGTAGTAAATAGTGACGTTTAAGTTGATTTACGTCTACGCCTTCTTCACCTACATAGTCAGGAGTTTTACGACTAGAAAGATAGTCATTAGCATAACGGTCTGCTGGGTTTCTACCACCCCAAGTACCACGTTTAATATTTCCATTTTTAGTCCCAAATTCATAATAGGACATAAGACCTTTAGGATCGCCTTCATAAGGAACCATTGTACCGTCTTCATTTTGGTGCATAAGACCTTGAGACGTTTCTATAACACCATATTGGTTATTAAGACGTTGACCAACATAGTCTAACTCATATTGACTGTAATCATTTAAAACTTTGTTACGTAGACTTTCATTATATCCACCAACAGCAGCAAAGCCATCTGTACGATCTTGTGGACCTAAACCTACACGATTGGCTAAACGGTCAATCTTAGACGTACGAGCTTGAGCTAAGTTATCAGTACGAGCAGGAGAGGATGCTATAGCTGGAGTTACTGGAGCAGACGCAGCAGGGACTTCAGGGGATACGTTCTCAAAAACATCATATTCAGCCATAACATTACCTTTGTTGTATAAATAAAAAAGCTCCGAGCAATTGTACTGCTAGGAGCTGAAAGAGGCAAGTAGTTGTACGTTTATTATCGATTAAGGATAGACTTTAAACGACTAAAATCTTTAGGTTGATTAGTAGTTTCTATTTCTTGTTTACGACTACGTAATTGTTGTATTTGTTGATCCCAATTATCTAATTGATTTTGCTGATTTAAGTACTGTTGATAAGGACTATCTGATTCAACAGGAGTAGAAACTCCACCAAAACGACTAGCACCAGATAAATCAAACATAGCACGGTTATCTGCCACCTGACGATCTGTAGATAAAGTGTTAGGGTCTACAGCAGCTAAACGTTTACGCGCAGCTTCTGAAAGGCCTTCTAGTGTAGCAATTTCTTTAGTCATTTTATCATATTGAAGATTATCTTTACTAATATCATTACGTTCACGCATAACCGCTTGGTACATCTCAGGATTACGTGCTTGTAATGTTTGTAGTGTACGAGGTAAATCTACACTACTGTCAGTACCGTTACGTTCATAAGCAGCAATTTGTTCTGCTAATTCACGAGCTGGAGTAATAGGTCGAGTATTTGTTGGAGTACCAGCGTCTGATTGAACACCTGCGGGGGCCACATTAGGTAATGGTTGGTAACCAGCTCCACGGGTAGCGTCACCTTGAAGCGGAGCTACAACAGGAGGAACATATCGACCATTAGGAGTTCCTGCAGGTCTAGTAACAGAAGTATTACCTTCGGCTGCAGGGACAGAACGACGAACAACACCACTAGCCGGCGCAGGTTTAGCATCATTCTCTAATAAAGCACGATTATCTTGAGCTGCTTGTGGAAACAGTCTCGCATAAGCACCAGCTACTTGAGAACGAACTACTTGTTCAGGGTTTACTATAACACGCTCAGGACTAAGTATAGCTGCACGTTCAGCTGGAGATAGTTGTGTTTGAGCACCCGCAATAATAGCAGCACGATCTAAAGCACCATTGCCTGAACCACCACCTGTTTTACCGTCTGAGGCTTTAGCTGCAGGGGCACCAAACTGGCTTTCCAGTAAAGCAGCAAACTCTGGACCATCTTTAAACAAAGCTTGGTTATCCCAGTTGTTACGACTAATATTAGACAGCAATACATCTTGGCCTTGTTCAAAGGATAGTTGTGCACCACCATTTGCTCTTGCACGTTCATTGTACAAGTTCATACCTTGTTCAAAACGAGTTACTGCATTCTTAGCGTCACCACTACCAATACCGTCTAATTCGCCTTTAAGGTAATCTTGAAGTGCTTTAAGTTTAACTGGATTCGAAAAGGAACCAGAACCAGTAGCAGAACCGTTACCTGAACCTTTAGAACCACTACCACCGCTTGCGTTACTGCCGTTGAGTAAACCACGAATTTCAGCATTATCAGCTGCAGATTGTACCTTATACAAATCTAACAGACGACCAGACATTCCTTCAGCAGCTTTATTGCGCGCATCAGCTTCAGCTTGTGCTTGAGCTATAGCAGCCCCACGAGCACCGTAGTTAGCAGCCTCTAAACGACCATAGGTATCTGCATCAGCTGCAGAGAATCCAGCTTTGCGGTAATCCTGAGCTACAGATGATGCCACATCTTCAGCACTAGCCAGTGAACGACGAACATTTTTTAATTGGGTATCAAAAGCACTTACTTGTTCAGCAGTAGCATTAGGGTTTGTTGTTACAAAATTTTGACGAGCTTGAGCTTCCTGTTGTTCAACAAGAGGACGCATATTTGTAGAAATACCGCGATAGTCGTCACCAACACGAGAATCATAATTTGTAGAAAAGTCACGCATACTTTTAACACGATCACGTTCGTCTTGTTGATCTTTAAAAAGTACCTCTCTACGTTTATTTTCATCGTAGTTTTGGTAAAGTTGACCTACACCGGCAACAGCATTCTGTAAATCACTATACGGATTTACTACACCACCAGTAGGTAAGAATCTTGCTGCCATATTATTGACTCCAGCCTTTATTCCATGAAGCACCTAAAGCTTTAAGATTAGCTTGGTTTTCACGAGATAATTGTAAATTTTGACGTAAAGCATCACGTTGTAAGCTAGCTGTTTTCTTATTATCTAAGAAAGAAGCAAGTCCTAAACCTAATGTACCAAATGCTTGAGCATTAGTTAGCCACGAAGGAGCACTGCCTCCACCTCCACCTGTACCGGTACCCATACCAGTGCCAACACCAGTACCCGCACCTGTATTAGAGTTAAATCCGGGAATTTGTATATTAACATCAGTTGGAGTGTTATAACCATAAGATGAGGGGGTATAGTATGATGCAGCCAAACCACCATTTGACTCTTGTGCTAGTCGTTTTGATAAATCTGTACCATAGTAATTATCTGCCATTACGAATCTCCTGTAAAATTGTTATACAGTATAGCATTTTGTGGTTCATTTAACCATAATGCGTTAACTGTTGTTGCTTGAATGTTTCCAGTATGGTAAGGGGTAGCCCACCATTCATACGGACGATCATATAGTTCTGAGTAATAAGACCAATCCGATGCTAACGGATTAGGGTAACTGTGCATAAGTTCTTTTACTACATCAGATGTTTGGGATTTTTCGTGAGCTTCAGCCATAGAGGCAATTTCACGTCTATAGTTGTTTATTTCTCGTTGCATATCCCGCATTTGCATATCTTTATAAATATTAAATGTAAAACTTAGCATTTTAGCTACATGCGCCATAGTCATATTACTGAGCTTAGTTAACCCAGTTACAGCATCCATAAAATTTACTACGATACCTTTAGCGATATCGCCTAAACTAGCCTGTGCCCCTTCTCTAATAGCTTCTTGAGCAGCTTGTTCAATTCCTTTCCTAATAACACTATAAACAGAAGCAATGACTGAGATTATACTTGCAACTTGGACTAATGGTCCAACCGACTTAAGGAACTGTCCTAAGGAGCTAGCTACGTTTTGTGCTCCTAAATAACTAGCAGCCAGCGCTGCTAACGCAATGTATAAAGCAGCAACAGTAATAGTGACAGCAACTACTACAACAGCAGCGATTGCTCCGCCCATGGCACCGCCCACTGCTGCACCTGCGGCTCCGCCAGCTGGGCCTGCCAAGTACGCCGCAACGATAATAATAATAATAACAATAAGTTTTTCATACCATTTAAGAGGTGTCTTGTGATATCCAGAGTCAAGAGTACTAGCAATATATGCAAATTTTTGTTCAAGATTCAAAGATGGGGTATCCAAAATACTTGTTTTTAAATAGTAAGTTACTATAGTAACCCTTGCAACCACTGTAGTTTTAGCTAGCCAAAAATTACTGATATCAACAGCTAATCCTTCATAAACATTACCGGTAGCCCCTTCAACGGTTCCGTCTTGTGAAGCAGTTTTAATACGTTCTTTTATCAGTAAACCAGTAATTGTTTTATCACCGCTTAATTCAGTCGCTATAAAATTAACAATATCAGTAGTTTCTAAAAACGTAAAATTAGGTATTACTAACCTAATACGCCAAGCTTTGACTTGATCGGTATCAACAATACCATCCATATTTTTAGATGACGGTAAATAAGCAGAAGCCACAGTTTCTTCAATAATCGAGACAGTATACGGAATACTGGTAGATCTAAGGATATACATAGTAAGAATAGCTAAATATGGATCACTTTCACTTGAAAAAAAAGAGTGTCCTGCATCCCACAAAGTTTTATACTTAGTTTTAATTTCAGTAAGCAAATCAGCCTGATTGCTGACAGGTGTCGTTATATCTGCGGGTATTAACTTGTTGTCTCTACCCAAACGTGGACCAATTATAAGAGAGCAAGACAAGGGAGCAGTAAGCGCCAAGTCGAAGTTACTAGCTATAATAGTTTTATTCCAGTGAACTGTGCTGTCTGCGGCTTTATCCACGTTAAGTGTAAGCCAAACAGAATCTACACCTTGATAGTCTTGTTGTAGACTATTGTACATGTTTAAAAACTTGGCAAGTTTAATAGTGGACTCATCCATATTTGGATACAAATATTTTTTATTTACAAATACTTCTTCTCCATCAACAACGGTTGTACCCCAGTAACGTTTAAATTTACGCAAACGCGCTAAAGCAGCTATATATTTAGCTGTTAGCACGTCTGTGATATTAGGTGTAACCTTCTTCATATTAAGGCGTAATTGTAATTGAAGGAGGAACTACGTTTTGTAGTTTCTCTAAAGATACCTTAAACGAGGTAACTAGATCTGCAATATCGCTAATGGCACCATCAGACGCAATAGCAGTACCTAACATACCTGCGGATGCGGTAACAGAGTTAGCCCATGCGTTGTAAGAGTAACCTTTAGCTTGTTCCGCTGCAATATAGCGTTGAACATCACTAAGTGGCACTACAGCGTTAGGAGTAACACGGACTGGCGTAGTTGTAATACCGTTAACACCAAGCGTGTACGACCATGCACCATGGTTTACTACAGTATCTGCGACTGTACGATGGATTGTAGCGTGTGATTCTTTAATACGCATATCAATAACATCTAACTCTTTAATTAAGTTAGTACGTTGCTGTTCAACTAAACGTAAATCAGCCCACACTTTACCTGTATCAGATAAACTCATTACAACGTCATCAATAACAGTTGGTGTACCGTACATACGAATCATTTGTGCTTGACCGGCAATGTTATCCCATCTCATTTTATCTACTTGTGCTTTACTTAACAAAATTTGTTGATCTAACAAATCAAGTTCTTTAGCAAGTTTAAGTTTTTCAAGCTCTATATCAACTTCTTTAGAGGCCCACTGCAAAGCTGTAGCCATTGCAGATGCAGTAATACTACTGGACATAGAACCAATAACATTAGCAATTACTTCGCCTTTATCGGCAGACGTAATACTGTTATCTTTGTAAATTGATTCTAGTGTTTCTTTAGCTCGGATATAAAGAGACTCACCTGCTACAGACTCTTGCATAAGAGCTGCGAACTTACAGACGACATCTAATTTATTGGATACGTTTACAGTGGCCATTTAATACACCTTTAAAAAATAATTAAGCTATTATAGTTAGTTAGTAGTAATAGTCAACAATAATAAGATATGATACTATTTCTCAATCTACCAACAATCAAGAGAATTAAACATGAAAACTTTATTCACAGTAATTACATTCATACTATTGCTCAGCGGATGTGCTATAACTAGTCAGGAAGAATACGATAGTAAAAAAGCAGCATGGGAAAAAAGAAAAATTGAACTTAAATGTGTACAACAAGGAGAGGGCTACGATCCTCACTTTAGACATGTGGAATTCAATACACTTTCTCCTTTACGTTACACAAAGTGGCTTTGTTCAGACGGTAAATTTCATATGAGCCCTTTTGAGTTTACGGATTACCTGCGGGGTCGTTAAGTAAAAGTAGCTAGCATATAGTGAAACTTTTCAGCAATCACCGCAGCATCTCCATTCCATTTAGCAGTAATAGTGTTTGCCGCAAAATCATAAACATAGTAAAAACCTTGATTCGGTTGTAAAGGGAACGTTAAACCGTACATAGAACTATTAATCATACAGTAAACACTAGAGACTGTAGTGCCTCCAGACATTAAAAGTTGCGTACCTCCAGTAGTACCAAGATCAATTGTTCCTTGTGCAACTATAGTCATGTTAACTACATCAGCTGAACTGCTGTAAACCCTGTCACCTAATTCGTTATAAACTTCTAAACCATAACCACTTGACGGAGGTAGCGTATGTCCGTTATAACACTTTAATGCGTAATAATAAGTATCTGGTGGAACCCAAAAATCTCTAATTGCCGGTGCAACATAAAAAGCTGCAATTGCAGTATCGCCTATTGTAGCAGCCGCAGGTCTTCCAAAAAGAATGTCATTAGAATTTAATCCAGCAAGTGGCCAAGTCTCATTACCGGGACCTGAGTTCGTTGGAGTAGCAACGTCTACAAAATATCCAAAGTAATCAGAGTCAATAATTAAACCCCCGGTATCACCCATAGCCGCAAAACCCCAAGACATATAATTACCTCTTAAAAACCCAATAATAAGCTTTAACAGGAGAAGACAGTGAAGTTACTGTAAATCCTGTAGACGTGAATGTTTTAGTCATACCAATACCATGAGGTCCTATTAGCACCAGAGAGGGATCAGACGAAGAGTACCCAGCAATTACCTCAGTATGTGTCGTACTTGCGGGAATATCAACTACACCACTAGCGACAAAAGCTCTAGTCTCATGACTTAAAGTGACTGTAGGGTTTCCTGATGCATTATAAATTTGTATACCAAAAGCCATTACGCTAAATTCCCTAGTTTAACTCGAAGTACGTTAGAAGCATCATACACTCGAATATACTGATTTGTCATTGTCATACGTCCTCCACCAGATATAGGAGCATTCAATTGAATCTCCCCGGTACGGAAGTTTAAACGTAAAACTGGTTGTCCACCATACCCTATTGCATCAGATTCTAACCAATCTGTAAACTTAGCGCTACCAATAGTAGCAGTACGAATCATAGCTGTATCTATATATACAACACCACCAACTACGTTAAATGGATATTTACCATTACTTCCAGCTCTACCTACCCAAAATTGGTCTACATCCCAACCTGCAGTGACAACTGATCCGTCATTTAAGAGTTCAAAACCACCAGCTATGCGCGATGTACCACCAACGGGATCTGTACCACCAGTAACTAATTTTACAGTATAGTGTGCTCCTATACTTCCTATAGAGGAGGTTAAAGTGCCAATACTAACGTTAACGTCAGCAAATTCGCCATTCATATCAGAACGTAAAGTAGTCACTGAGTTAGCAACAGCGGTTACGTTACCGTTAGTGGTAGAGATAGAGGTAGTTAATCCGCTAATAGCAGTAGTATGGGCAGTAATAGCTATAGTATTATCACTAATTGCAGAGGTGTTGTTACCAATCGCAGTAGTATGTCCATCAGTAACAGTAACTAAACCGGTATAACTATTATTTAAGGTTGTAATAGCACTTGAATTAGTACTTGTCGCTGTAGTTAACGTACTAAGTGTACTGTTTACAGAAGCAAAGTTACCATTCATGTCAGTACGTAAGGTAGTAACACTTTCAGCTACAGCCGCTATATCACTTGCTAAAGCCAACTGCATAGTCTCTACAAAAGCAGTTATATCAGTTAAACCACCGGTAATCATTGCTTCTACACGATTAATCTCTACAGATAAAGCGTATGCGGTACTATCATTTAAATCGTAAAGATCAGCATATTTAGCATCAATCTGACCGTTTAAACTAGTAATAGAGGTACGAATATTTGTAATCGCACCGTATAAGTCACCAGTGGGAGAGTTTAGTTCAGCTGAAATTTGCTCAATTGCAATAGCTGCGGCTTGTTCAGGTGTAACTTTAACTATTTGTAACTCAATAATTTGAGCGTTTGCTTGGGCTAAATTAGCGTTTAAAGTAGCTAATCTAGATGCAATAATAGAATCAATCGTAGCTTCAATATTAATAAGTTCTTGATACTGGTTTTTAGCGACTTCTAGTTCACTTAAAGCCTCAAGAATCGAACTTTTAAGAACACCGATATCGCCTAATGCAGCGACTAAACTGTTATCGATAATATCGTTAATTAAGTCCAACATCCAAGGCGGCGTAGCCCCTGCAGATACTGTAGCAAAGTATGCATCACCTACAATAGCGTATTCGCGCTTATAGCCTGTTATTTCAAAAGCAGGGTCAACAGAAAAATCCACGTGATTGGTATCTACGTGGACACATGTGTCTTGAACAGATAAATCTATTGATTCTAATTCAATTTCATTAGTTGACATATACCATGGATATCCTAGCTATAAATTCACCATTTACCACAGTCTTACAGACTAAGGTGAGAGAATAGACTGGAAGTAAGTACCATCGATCTTCTCGACCACCTTTCATGCTGGTCATATCAGTTGTATCAGCAGCTTCAATATCTAGACGAATACGTCCATTAAGAGCTGAATCAACAACTAAATCTTGTTCTAGAATTACAGTATCAGTATCAAGATCCCGAAGAATACCGTGAAAGGTATCCGACGGATCAATCTCAATAGGTAATGTGCTGTTATTAGCCTTAATAGTGAAGACAAAAGAGTTATCTACACCACGGGTAATAACAAATCTACTGTCTCTATCAGCGCCGTTACAGCTCATCGTAGCTCCTTATTCGTCTTGTTCATATTGAATTGTGTAACGTGGACGCATTACCATAACAGAAATTGAAGGATCTTTTGGATTCTTAATATGTTGTGGAATTCTCAACTCAGAAAGAACGTTCAAATGGCCTTGACGAACTTCCACACGTTCATTCAATAGAAGAATTACGGTGCCAAGGTCAAAGAACTCATTACTAGCACTAACAGTGCAAGTAGTAGTTTGATTATTGATACGAGAATCGTTGTCAATAATAGTAACAATTCGGGTTTTTTCTGCTTCACGTTTCTGCTTATGAATAAACTCATTTAGAGTCAAAGTATTCAGAGCAGCTTCTTTAGCTTCATCTGTATCAGTTGAGGTATCTTCTGCATCAGAAATTGTTACATCTGATTCTTTTTCATTAACTTTGTACTTTGCTTCAATTTTTTCAAGCAACTTTTCAATAGAAATATTTTCTTTAAAAGAGATTTGAAGTTCGCGAGCTTCAGCTTTAACATCATCAAGAGTACGACTAAGCTTTGTAACATCACTATTTTCAGTATCATTAGTGGTGATAGTTGGAGTAATTTCGTTGGACATAATTTAATTCCTATAAGGTTGTTTTAGATCATTAGTGTACAGATTAAAGTCTATACGGAATTGACAAAGGGTATTATACCCACAGTAAATCTGTGAGTCAATAAATCTAACGGTTTTGTTAGAATAAAAAACACTCCCTTGATGCTATCTCAGGAGTGTTTCAAAGCCGGTCTAGTTAACAACTAGCATTAAGCGCTAGCTGCTACCAAGGTCTTCAACAGTTTTTCTTCTTCCAAGATCAAACCTGCGTAGAAGAAATTGTAAGAGAAGAAGCCTGAAGTGCCGTAAGGGTTAGTATTACTTACGTCTGAAGGCGGTTTAGCGTGGAACACGATCTTATCTTGACCTTTCAAACCAACGGTAGCAAATGCACCTTGAGTCGGGAACAAGATTGGGAACACGTCGAAGTTACCACGGTTAGCTGGAGTAGCTGAAGTCAAATCAGTTGCACCAGTGATAGACAAAGTACCTACGTAGTTCTGAGGAGGAACAGCACCTTTACCAGCGTACACAGCCATACCTTCAGCTTCTACGAAACGAGCTTCGTGCATTGCACCAACTTCACCTTCTGCCAAATTACCTGCGGCTGCATATTTATGTACAGGAATGTACACGAATTCGCGTTCGTAGGTATTACCACGAGTAAGGTTTTCCAAGTCAGATTTAACATCTGCGCCCACAATAGCGTAGTAAGCTTTCGCTACGGTCTTGGTGTCGATTTTCACAGAACCACTTACAATCTCAGTGTTCTTTTTAGCGCGGTTACGCAACAGACGACGAGCAGCTTTACGGATCAAGTCATAAGACACTTTGTAAACATCATCTTGAGTACCGTTTGCAGCAATACCACCACCCACGGTGATCAAACTAGTTGCAGCACCAGCGTACTGAACAGTTGGAGTACCGAGCATATCCATCATGATCAAATCTTCATAACGGCTGTTAGCCAAAGCACCGAGTTCTTCGCGGTAACGAGTTTGAATCACGTCTTCCGAGAACAAATCTACTTCATCAGTATAGTCAATCATTTCACCGTAACGGCTCAATGTGGTTTCTACGGTAATTTTTTGGAGAGTACGCTTGTTTACAGCGCCTGCACCTTCAGCCAAACCGGCGCTTGCAAGAGATGCGGTAATTGCATCAGCAGTACGAGCAGTTAAATAACCTTTTTTCGCAAAATCAACATCAGACAACGCGCGGTCATACAAGTGTAAGAATTTACTAATTTTGAAGGTCTTACCGTACTTAGTAGGCATAGACTTCTTGTCAGCAAATTGTTGAAACACGTTAACGCGGTTAGCTGCTTTAATACCTGCGCGGTCGTAAAAGTGGGTAATAGTGTTAGCACCTGAAGTACTGTTAGTACCATTACCATAATTATGTGTAGCCATAGTTTACATCCTCTATATTAAGAATTAGCTTGTAGTTGTTTGTACCATTCATCAAAGTCTTCATCACTAGCCGCTAAGTAGTTAACACTACCACCACCTTTTGCACTTGAAGCCGAGGGAGCAGCAGCTTTACGAGCCTGACTTGCTTGAGACGCAACTTTACGTTGTGCTTCCTGTGCTTTAGCAGCGTTAATACGTGCTTGATGCGCAGCTTCGGTATCTCGACGTGCAGATTCTACATCTACTTGTCGTTGTGCTTCTTGGCTAGCCAATTGTTCTTTATAATACACTTGAGCAGCTGCCATGTAATGATCAAGGTCAGATCCAACACCACCATTAAACACTTTTTGTTTATCAGCGATACGTTGCACTTTAGCAAACACACCACTTTTAACATCATTATGTAATAGTTGCACTTTTCTAGGATCAGCACTTAGTACATTCCATGAAGCATCATCCCAATCAGTTGACAGAATTTTGCTTGTTATAGCGTACTCAGGTTCAGTTTTAATGCTTTCCAGTACATCTTGGAGAGCAAGCGTACGACTATCTCTGCCATAGTCATTAGGAGCGTAATCTTTATCTACAGATGTTAAATCGAGGGCATCAGTGCTTGTTCGTTTTAATACCTCTGCAATAGCAGATTTGTCCCCTTTCAGTACATCAATCATGAGATTTATATCTGCATGACCCAGCTTGGCTTGTTCCAACGCATCAATTGTTTTACGCCAAGGCGCTATTTGTTGCGTTTTTTTGGTGTAGTCCATAGCTTGAGCAAAAACCTTTGGAAATTGAGTACGCATCTCTTCATCAGTGATTTCGTAATCTTTACCATTAGCTTTAAACTTATGTACTGTAGGTGCTTGAATTTGAGAACCTTTATCTTCAGCTTTAGGGGTTTTATCCGCTTCTGCTTCAGTCTTTTTCTCACCTTCGCCACCAACGTCTCGGCCAGAGTCCTGCGTATCGCCAGATTGCTCAGTACCGTCGTTATCATCAGTTTTCTCAGAAGAGGAACTGTTGTCTTCCTCTTTTGACTGTGTATCATCACCAGCATTCTGGTCATTTTCATCATTTTGCTCGTCATTGGTATTGTCATTGACGTTACCTTCATCACCAGCGTTTTCTTCTTGAGAACTAGATTGGTCTTCAGTAGCTTGTTCAGCTCTGGCAGCCTTAAAGGCAGCTTCCAATGCATCATCACTCAAATCGTACAAGTCATCTTGATTAGCCATATTTGTCTACTCCTTATGCTTGTTCGTCATCAGCGTCATCTTCCATCGGACGACCTAGGTTACGAATTACGATGAAGTAATCTTGTAAGCGAGAAATAGCTACAAGTTCTTCCATAATTTCACCTCGGGCACCATCTCGAACAACACCGGGGTTAGCCAACATGCTAACGCTGTTTACAGCTTTTTCTTGAAAATAGCCTTCAGTAATAACTAGCTGGAAATCTGGGTTGTCATACAAACGCACGAGAGCGTGATATTTGTCGATCCAATGTTGATTTTCCACTTCTACTAAATTTGTTTCTTGTTCATCTATCTGGGTTAGGTTATTCATAAAGAATCCTTATATAAAATTTGTTTGTATTAGTGATAACGAAAAGTTTTATCACGTACTAATATAATATACCATTACTATCAGTACGTGTAAAGGACTTTATCGCATCGACATGGCTGCAAGGCCACCATCTGTTACAGGAGCAGCTGGTTGTGCATTAGGGTCTACTGTACCACCTGCAGGGGCTTGTGACAATACAATTTCCATAGCTTGTTGTAAAACTTCTGGTGGAACGCCTTGATCCAGTAATTCTTGCGGATCAGTACCTTCCAAAAGTAGTCGAACTACTTCAGCAATGAGTTCATTATCAGATTGAGCTGAGCTAGCTAAGCCTTCTTCGTCTTCCATATTAACCTCTATAGTTACGTTGTGTTTGATATCTCATTAAAGATGGATCAGGAGCCGCAAATTGCGGATTAATCGCACTATTAAATCGATTAGGGTCACGAAATGTAGCTGCAAGACCATCTTCTGGTAAAACTACAGTTACAGGTTGTGGTTGTACTACAGGAGTAACAGCAGGCGCATTACGCTGCTGTCTCTGTAAATTTTCTATAAAACTCATCTTGGGACTCCTAAATTCTTATCACCTAATTCGTTTTGTAGGACAATTGTATCAAGTTCGTGTAGACGTTGTCTCTCAAATTCTGCATCTTTACGTTGACCATCAACATCTTCATCTTTCTGTAAGAATTGAAGGTCTAAATTATCAGCTTCACTATTAGTTTTACGTGCTTTAGCTTGTTCTAATTGACCACGTTGTTGTAGTAACAAAGTATTATACTGAAGTTCAGCTTGTTTCAAGCGACTCAATTCAATATCTGCGTCCAACTGACGAATTTCACGTTCTAACTTAGCCAGTTCAAGCTGTTGTAGTTTTTCAGCCATTGGATCAGGTTGAGGCTTATACTCACGTAGACGTTTCGCAGCATCAGGCATACGCATTAACTGCATAATATCAGCCATAATGTTGTTACGAATCTCTGGGTCTGCAGCAGGGCCAATAGTTTGTAATAAGAAACTAAGTTCTTGCGCTTTAGACGCGTTATCTTCTGCAGTAGCTACAGAAATATCAATATCTACACGACCTTCTAAGTCATCACGACGTACAGGTACAAATTCTTCATTTGTTACACGTACAACTTCTTCTTCATCTAAGAATACAGAATTATAGGATAACCACTTACGTAATAAGGGTTTAATCAAGTTTTCAGCAATGTTACGTACAATATTCATTCTACGAACGGCAGTAGCGTCCAAAGCTCCACGAGCTGCTGTAGCGCTAGGACCTAAAGATGAGCCAGTAATACCGCCACTGAAGCTTTTAACCCCAGTTAAAGACTCAATCTCGTTATTCATAAGCCCAAGCATGTCAAATGCACTACCGGGAATTGGGTTATAACTACCTTGCCAGAAATCTTGAGGCGTACCGTTAAATTCAAAGTTTTTGCCAGTTAAATAACGACTACGGTTAGTTTGATCCAAAGCACCTTTACGAATACCCACTTGTCCATTAGTAGACTGTGCCATATTATCAATAATGCCACGAACAACCGCAGTTTTAACCTTCTGATTGTCTCCAATCAACTCAGCATTAGCTTCACCATGTAGGCGAAAAGGTACGCTATTGAATGGAACTACTAAGAACGGTGGACGACCATCAGGATACGGGTTAGTTTCTAAACGAATGATAGTACTACCTACCCAAGCACACACAATGGCTTCAGCTATACCATCACCATCTACGTCAAAGTTACCCCAATACTCATAAACTAGTACTTTTTTACGTGGTTTATCTTGAAATTTGAATACAGTGTCATCTTCTTCCGTATAATCAGGATCATAGCTACCATCTGCATTGGTTCTATTTAAAACATCAACATTCAGATATCTACCATCTTTTTTCAAGGTAGAAATATCAGTTTCATAGCGATGGATTACAAATTGTGCTTTATCAAGATCATCCATGCAGGTAGGATCTAGATAGATATCTTGGTTACGGCAAATAGTAGCAGTAGGTTGGTTACGAACAGTAACTTCTGTCTCTACTTCTTGTTGTACTACGTATTCATAACCTTCTGGTGCTCTAACAACAACATCAACCATCTCTTTAACTATCTTACTTTCATAGTCCCAACCAGTTTGAACTACTAAAGTACCTTCCATATCTAAGACTTTTACAGCTTTAGACACAAAGTTATAACGAGGAAATTTACGGCAAAATTGAGTATTCAACAAAAGTTCATTTTGTCGTGCAGAAGCAGTATCTTCATAAGTAATAGGTAAGCAACGCACTACTTCAGAAGTACTAACGAATGGATCTACTAAACTAGCGTGTTGCCATTCACTTTGCTTCTTAATGTCACGACTAACAATAGCAGATTTACCTTTGACTTCATTGCCATAAGGTTTACCGTCGTATTCATCACGCCATTTACTAATCTTAGCATCATTGTCAATCTTTAAGCGTTCAGCAGCTTTAAGATCAGCCTTCAATGAGGCTAAAATAGTCGCTTTATTCAGCGGTTGTGGAGTTTGAGTTTCATTTTCCAGTGACTGTTCGTTCATATGCTATGGTTTCCCCAATATTTGTTAATTGTTTGTCTCTGAGGACCACAGCTCGTCGTAAGTCTTCAACCAGTTGTCTGCCCTCAGTAGCAAGTCGGTCGAGTCTGGCTGCAGAGTCTGCAACTGCTCGGCAGTCAACGTCGCTGGAACTGGACAGGCGTTCGTAACCACGGATACGGGTTTCAAGGTGCTGCACCCGAGTAGTATGAGTGGTATTACTAACCAAAATATCTTTTTCATATTTAAGACGAAGTCCTGTTAATTCTTGAGAAAACTGATCATTAAACTCTTTAAGTTTTGTCTCAGTTTTTAGTTTATCTATTGTAGCTTGAGCTATTATAGCATCTTGTGCAGCAATATACGTTGCTAATTGTTCAGCAGCTTTAGCTTCACCGTAACCTTTAGCAAAATAAAACACAGTACCTGTATATGCTACAGTTGACAGTATACCAGCAATTAACCAACCTTTAATAGACTGTATCACAATTTACATTCCCGATTCTATAGTCAGTCCAGCCAACCGTAAACATTTTCAAATTAGTTAATTCCATATAATGTACAGCTTGCTGGCCATCCAATAAACGAATTAACAACACACAAGCCTTTTGAGGCCCTAAACGCGTTTCTAGTTGTTTTAGTGCATTTATCGTACTTTGACCAATTTGGCCATCTACAGCAATATTTGGCGTTTTACCGCCATTTAGCGAATTTAGTGCTTTTTGGAAAAATTTGGTTTCTACCTTAGTACCGAGGTTAACGCTAGCATCAACCAGTTTATGCCCTATAGCAGGTACTTCAGCAATAATTTTGTCATAACCGGGTCCATATACATATTCTCTTGAGTATATATCTGAAGCTAACTCTTTAGATAACTCCTTCATTGGACCTTTATATCCGTTAGCACGTGCTACTTTCTCAGTAATGCCGTACATAGTAACGCCACCGGGGTCACTAGGGTTATCAGTGAAGCCGCCCTCAAATGAAAAGACAGAAAGTATAATCACACCGATTATACCTGCGAGTCCAGCACCTGTTTTCTTTAGTGTAGCCATGGTTATGCAGCCTCTATGATTTTATTAGCTGTTAAACTTCGAATAGTAAGTTCATGAATCTCTTGTCGTCTAGCTTCTTCTTTACGAGCAAGTTCTTCATTCAACTGCGCAGCTCGTGTTTCACGTCTATTTCTTAAAAATTGACTTACAGCAGAGATAATAAGACCTATTAGTGTTACAACCACACCGATAAAAACAGCATTAGAGCTGTCAGTAAGCCAACCATAAGCATAGGTTAATGAACCACCTGCTATACCATACTTATTTGCAGCAGAAATAGGAAGATCGTACATAGTGGTTCCTTCTAGAACAAAAGGTTTATTATACATGATTTTATTCCTCATTTCACTGTAGAACGGTCAAGTTTCTCAGGTTTTTTTACAGGGTCGACTTTAACTGTAGTAGTTTTAGAAGTTGGTGGTGTAGCTTGTGTGATGTCGCCTAAAATATCATCTAACTGTTGCTGACGATTACGTAAATTTTTACGTGCCTGTTCAGCTAAACCGTCTCCTAAAATACCTTCATCTTTATCTTTTACGTTTGTGTCCATGAACAACCCCTTATTGGTGTTAATATAAAAAAGTAGAGATAAACTCTACTCACTAATTTTACTTTCAAGTTCTTGTATAATAGCGACTAGTTCAGCTACGCGAGCAGTTAAACTAATATTTTGAGTTACAGCTAAATCACGACTTTCTGTAATCTCTCTAATAGTTGTTTGATGCGTTTGTTTAAGCTCTGCCACTTCCAATAAATGCGCTTCTGTAAGTGTTCTAATATTAGTATCAGCTTGTACACTCACTTGAAGTTTAGCTGCTACCTCATTAGTTAAAGCTGCGTTAGCTTCAGACAGTGCTGAGGTTAATCCTGTACACACAGAACCAATAGCAGCATCTAAATACGCCTGTGGTAGAATATCTTGAGGAGGTAACTCACGTACTGCGTATACCTCTCCTGAAACTGTATCTATAACAGTCTCAAGTTTTTTCTCATGGGCACCCAAAACAACACCTGTATTCTGATCAAATCGAAACAGTACTTCATAAGGGGACACTCTTTTTTCAACTGCCATTTTTTGACTCCAATTATTTTATGTTAAGTACTTAAGCCTGTACAGTACCTGTTTGTGCACTACGCCAATTAGTTCCGTCAGAAATATATAACCCGTAGCCTAAAGCAGCATCGCTAATAATAATAACTCTTTGTGAGTTTGCACTTGCACTAGGTTTAGTACTAACTAGATATTGTGGAAACTTTATCATAGCAGACCCTGACGAGTCAATCTCAATTGAAGGTGCTCCGGATGCAGCATTCAATTTAGTTACTGATGTACTTGCTTGTACAAAAGGTGCACCTCCGGGACCGTGCAATTGTGAGGTACTAGCGTCAAAAACAGCAGCTATGTTACCGGTACGACTAAACAGTTGTGTGGTTGTAGATGACGCAGATAGTGTAATGTTGCCATCTCTCTGTACTGATAAGTCAGTAGCGGATGCATTAAATACACTATTACCATTTATGTTTCTAAGCGTTGTATCGGTATTATCCAACACTAAACGGTTATACGAACCACCGCCTTTAATAGTAATTGCGCCAGCAAACGTAATTGTAGCAGCACTAATAGTACTCGGGAAAATATTACTAGGTAACAAACCGTTTTTTACTTCGGACGCATTAAGCTGTGTCAAGTTAAAACCGTTTCCGTAAAAATTTGCAGCAGTCATTGACCCGGCTACAACAGTATCGCCAACGGGACTAACTGATAGTTTAGACACCCCAGCATAATTTACTGAAAAATTAGAAGTAGGATTAAGAGTAATAAATCTGTTAGCATCTATGACTACATCTGTGCCTGCGCCGCCTGCAGCGTAAATTCTGCCATTAACAGTTCCGGCTTGAGAAAGATATAAACTAGACTGACCAGAAGGCACGTCAATAGTAACACTGCCTCTAGGAAATTTAACAGTTCCATCAGTTTGAAGGTATTGACTAACTGCTCCGTTAACAAAAATTTCAATAGGAAGTTGTGTTCCAGAACCTCCAACTTCTGATCTTAATTGAACCTTAGCAGTATCAACAGATAACGTACCCCGAGCATGGTTTGTAGTATCACTAGAGTTGTAAACGTTAAGAGCTGTTGTAGTAGCAGTTCCATTAGGAAGAAAGTTTACAATCGTATTACCGTTCGTGGTACTAGATTGAAACGAAGTTCTAGACCCAACAGTAGCATTACTGAAATCTGCTTTAAATCTCTTACCAGAACCCGTCATACTAAAATCACTAACTACGCTAACATCTCTATTAATAGCAATAGTAAGGCCAATTGCCCCACCATTATATAAATTAAGAGGTAAATAGCTGCCAGTACCAGAAATAATGGATTCTAATCGTATATCCGCAGAAGTAGCTGTAACTCTAGCACCAGAAGAATTATCAGGATCAGTAGAACTAAAAAAAGCCTCAAAAGAAGCTATAGTTGCAGTCCCATTAGGGACTACAGTAACTCTAGTAGCTGTATCAGCCACGTTACTTTGGATTAAAGTTCGGCTACTGATAGATGAACCTTGAAAATTACCTAATATTTTTCTAGAAGTACCGGACAAGGTTAAATCAGTACTAACATCAATACTGGTTACACGAGCAGCAGCACGGGTCGTACCTCCAATAACTAGGTTGTCTGCAGTTCCACCTGTTAACACAACAGCGTTAGCGTTTTGTTGAGCCAACGTTCCTAAATTACCACTTGTTCCTAAGCGAGTATTAAATTCAGTTTGTACAGCTGAGCTTATAGGTTTATTAACATCTGAGGTATTATCAACATTACTTAAACCGACTTGGCTTTTAGTCAGACCAGTAATGCCGCTACCTGCACCAATTAAATTAGTAGCCGTAACATTACCATTAACTACAGCGTGTCCATAAAAAGTACTAGTACCATTAACCCTAAGTCTATCTGATCCAAGCGACGAAGTTCCAAGTCCCAAAAAGTCAAGTTGCGAAGTACCGGTAAGAACGGCTGGTCCACCAGAATAAGTACCAAAGTTAGCAGTGCCTCCACTCATTGCTGGAGCGCCAACTGATGTGCCCGAAGTTATTGCACCTGCTGCTCCGATAGTACCACTACTTCCTAAGCTAGCTACAGATACAGCTGCACTAAAAGTTTTACTACCAGTAATTGTTTGAGCAGTGTCAAGACTAACACCACTAATAGCCGCTAATAAATCAGAGGCTGATAAGTAAGTCACAGTTCGGTCAGCATTCATACGCGGAAAAGAAATAGTCACTAATGATAGAGTTTGTAAAAGACTAGCACCAGTAGTTGTAATACCTACTAAAGGAGCAGGTATATTACTTAAATTAGTATTCCAATCAGCCCCTACTGTAGCACCTGCAGCCACATTTAGCATAGTACGAAGGTCAGTAGGAGTTAAATCTGTTGGCGTACCTGCAGTGCCTACTTTACCTTTAACAGTGTCGCCTGCCATGTCAGCTAATTTAGTATTACTGACTGCTTTATTAGTTATTGTAGCAACTACCCCATTCTGTGGGATCGACACATCTCCTGTAACTGCTTGAGTACGTATCTGCCGAGTAGCCACGTCTATTAAAACAGATGTAGACCCAGATAAAGGAGTGCTAGAATAAGCAGCTAGTTTAGCTTTCTCAGTATCAGTGAAGGCATTAGTATCTGGTTGGTCCTCGTACATAATCTTAATCTGAGAGCCAGTAAGTTGTGTGCTTACACCTATTTGTTCAACCCATTTTTGGTCACTATCATCCCACACAAAACGCAATACATCAGAACCAATACCTGTGTCCACGTTAGCGTAGTCACCAACAGAAGCTACACTCCATGCAGTTTGTAAAGCGGGTAGGGATACGAATTCACCTTTAAAGTGCGTACCTTCAAGACCAGCTAACTTAGTTTTTTCGTCATCAGTATAGTTATTATCTGAAAGTTCTTTACCTGCGACCTTATCTACTTTGCCGTCTAAAACTGCGGTCAGGTTCAACTCAGCCAGTTCGATAATCGTATCAATATGCTCAGCTACAATTTTAACGTTAGCGTACTGAACACCTATTTCACGAGAAATTCCTGAATCAGTACCATTTAACGTACTTGCTCGTCTTGTCATTTACATAATCCTCTATTAAACAAAACCACGAGAGCCAATTCGTGTAGCCATACTGAGATCATCAGCAGCAATTACTACACCTTGAGTTTTTCTTTCATCACACGCTCGTTTAAATCGAGCAAAATACACATCGCCTTGGCTCTGCCCATCAGTACGTATAGCACCGTGACCTTTAGCTGCCATAAATAACAGTAAAGGTTGGATCAATTGATTGGGCAATGGAAGTTCTTCACTTACATCAGCAGCTAAAAACTCAGGAGGTCTAGGGGTGTACAAAATACTGATATACGCACCAGTAGTAGTCAGAGGAACTTGTATTTGTTTAAAATTAATCGTATTAACGCTATAAGGATTGCCTTCTTCATTAATAGGTAAAGGATTAGCATTAAGACAAGAACCTTCAGGAGGAGCTTCAAAGGCTCCAGTAATATACATTAAATTATCAGGTAGATCATAAATCGATGTACCCTCAACTAACTCAATTAAAGCCTCTTCTGTATATAAGTTAAATTCCGCGTACAGTTCAAGTAACCCTAAATTAATAAAGTTAATCAATGCTGGAATATTATCCTTTACAGCTAACGTGTTTAATTCGCTCACTTTAGCAAGATTAATAACATCAGATATTTTCATAGAGCACCTTGATAATTTTTGTAAGTAGAATTATAACAGATAGTGCCTTAGAACACTACATTACTTCCACTGGATTCATAGCTGTCTTCGTCTCCCCAAGGATTGTTAGGAGCGGCAGGTATACCATCGGGTGTTCTAATATCTGCGGCCTGATCTTCACTTGGTGCGTATGTTTCCATTTCACTTAATTGGTTTAACAGGTCAATAGCATCGTCATGACTTAACGCTTCAACACCACCTGTCATAGTTAACTTACTGATCTCATCATCCATTTCTTGGACTAATGTATACAAATTAGGATTAATTAATTTAATCGGATCAGGTTGAGGTAACCACACTTTACCTTGTTCAAACATAGGAGCAACCCCTGTAACAAAGCGATGTAGCTTATCTTTCACAGGTCTAATACCAAACTCTTTGCTTCCACGTTTCTTAGCGAGCTGGAACCAGAGGTTCTTTTCCATCATCATCGTATTGATAATACTAAGGAACCCCCCCTGTTGACCACTGGTTTCCATACCTACAGACAACGGTTTCCATTTACGTACATAATAAAAGATATCTTCTAGGTTATCTTGCATCGTTTGGCGTTTAGCCTGACCATCTACAAGAAACCAAGCTCCATTGGAAGCAATAGCAAATACAGCAATACAGCTCCAGTCGGCTTTCTTCTTAACAGATGTAGCCCAGTCAGTAACAATATAATAATTGTATGCTTCTTTTTTATTCTTAGTAAATAAAGACAAGTCAAACCATTTAATCATATCAGGTTCAACGATCAATGCAGTTAAGTCAGTTAATTCCAACATGTATTCCGTATAGAAACTACGTGATTTACCAGTACTGATAAATTGATTGTACATCTTCAATGTATAAGTATAAGTAAAACGTTCAGGCCATATACTCACAAAGTCTGCTTCATCTACTGGAAACTTAGGACACAAGGGAAATCTAATTACGTTATAAGAACCACTATTCTTCAACTTAGCTAACAGATCTTGGTCAGATAATGGAGTACCAATATAAAATACTTTATGTTTAATTGGGTCTAGCGCAGGTAGTGCGGAGTTAAACCAGTTAGTCTCAACAGTCTCACGAATAGTCTGAGACGTCATCACATCATTACCCAAGATGTCATCCGCAATAAGAATGCTAGGACGAGCACCACGTTTAGATCTCACACCACGCCAGTTGGTATTCATTCCTCGACCAGTAACAATAAGTTCTACACCTCTGTTATTGATCATCTCAATTTCATTATCAACACAACGAGGTACAGTTAATAACTGACGTAAGAACGGACTATTCTCTATCTTACTAGCAACGTTCTTAAAGAACTGTTTAACGTTACCGTCTTGTGACGCACCCAGAAATACGATGAATGGTACAGGTCCAAAGTTAGGCCAGTAACCCAATGAGGCTACGTATATAACTGCGTATTCAATCAGGGTAGACTTACCCATACCCCGAAGACACTCAATCAATGTATACCAATCAACTTCATTCTTAGAGAACAAAGCATCACCAATCTTATAGTGAGCTACAGGAGATGAGTTACTCTCATTACCTGTTAATCTAATAAATGCAATAAACTTAATAGACTCTTCTGACGGTACATAAGTACCACCAAAGTCATCATTACTAAAATCAAATCCTAGTTCGGCAGCTAATTCTTCACTCATATTATTGCTCCGATACTACGTCATCATGTGCTACTTTAATTGCTCCAAGTTCTTCTAATGTAGAAGCACCCGCAGCTAATAACTTACTTTGACGAGCAGCAATAAGAACAAGTTGTTCTTGGAGTCTATCAATGGCTGAGCTTTCACCTGCTCCAACACCCAATGAAACCTGTAGTTTCTCTGGACCTTTAGTAGCAGCTAACAATTCTTTAGCAGCATTGATACGATCCTTATCATACTTAGCAGTTTCCATGAGCGTGGCAAGCACACCAACCGCCCTGTAACGCGCACCAGTGAACATTAAATCAAGGGGTACCTGAGATATGGTCAGGATGTCTACTACTAGCTTACTGGCACGGTATCTACTAGCAGCCTTAGTTAACTCGCGGTATTCAATAGACTGTGTAGAAGCACCAATACGTTCTTTAACAAAGTCACGTTCACGGAAAGTCTTAACATAAGCTTCAGTATAGTTATCATCTACTGTCATGAGATACGCACAGAATCTAACTGCATTAACATAGTCCTTCATACCTACGCCTGATCGGCCAGCAATAACATTCTCATAAGTAGTCAAAGTAGACAACAATGACTCACCTTGAAACTCAGGTTCAGTCTGACTCTTATTAATCAGCTCAACAATCTCAGGTGTAATAGCATTCTTCTTGGAAGGAACTGCTGCTTTAATATCTTCTAAGGTGATAGCCTTAATTAATTCTTGGGTCATACGACTTCCTCTTGAGTATCAGGATTGGCCTCAATATCTGCGGTCAGATTATCATAGGCTTCCGTCACTTCTTCTAATGTAGCTGTTACTAGTTCGGTTGAACCAGTAAATATATGTTGTGGTGTATACGCAAGTTCTGCGAATTGAGTTAACAACTGCTTCTCCTTCAAATACACATCGGGTACTTTCTTAAATCTCTTTACATATAACTCAGGAAACACTCTGTATCTTTTCCAGATACTGGTAAGAATCTCACATACTCTTTCTTCTACTCTTGGTCTACATGTAACTCCGATCTTAACAACGGATACATCATCAATAGTAAAGGCTAGTACATAAAGGATACCTGATGTATCCATTCTCT